AGAAAGAAGCAGGCGGTGAGCAAAAGACAGTTAAAGACAAAGACGGTAATGACGTTATTATGAAAAAAGTTAAGCAAGTAGCCGAAGACGAAGTAGCTAAAAAGGAGAAAGAAGGCTATGTAAAAGGCGAGCTTACACCTGAAGAGAAAGAAGCAGGCGGTGAACAAATTACAGTTAAAGACAAAGACGGTAATGACGTTATTATGAAAAAAGTTAAGCAAGTAGCTTCAGTAGATAACTCTGTATACGAAAGCGTTGCTAGCAGGTTCAGAAAAGCTTTGAAAAATAAATAGAATATGAAATACTTTAAACTATTTGAGCAGTTTGTAATAGAGGACGTTGAACTTGTAACAGAAGGCGCATGGACTGGTAAACAAATGAAAGATCTTAAAAAAGCCGGCTGGACATATTCTAAATCAATTGACGGTGGCACTCTAGGAGAGATCAGTACAGTACTTTCAAATCTTCTTAAATCAGGTAAGCTAGATACCGAAGAAAGAAATACCAGTGGCTGGAAGGTAGCAAAGGATAATAACATGGCAAGCTGGGAAATGCTTACGTTTACAGATGAAATCCATGGTCCTATTAAATTAGTATCTTATAAAGAAGATCCATTTAATGATAGAAAATATGGAACTTTGCTTATTAAGTTACAAGATAGATGGTGGTACAAAATTACAGGCTATAAAGACATAACAACTGACATCGTTAATTGTTTTGCAAACCCTAATAGAGTTGCAGATGCAACTACCACTGATAAACTGATTGGTGCTTTTGAATACTTCCACATGGGTGTAGCATAAATAAAATTACATAAATAAAAAGGCCTCAACAGAGGCCTTTTTTATGATACATAATCTATATGTCAATACGTCGAACTAACTATATCAAGCCAGAAAGAGTACAGAAAGAAGCTCCGGCTAATGTTAGATTAAGAAATCAACATCATGTACCTGAGAATAAACAAGTTATTCGTAAAGATCCTGCGGCCAGAATGACAATTGAGGAGAAAAGAGCCAGAATTAAAGATATAAGAGAAAAACAGGCTATTGCTCAACAAAGAAAGCAGGAAAATGTCCAACAGAGAGTTAATCCTAGAAGAACAAGTTATAACTATGGTACTATACCAAAGGTCTGGAAAGGAGCAACTGTCTATATAGTTGCAGGTGGTGCCAGTCTTAAAGATTTTAATTTCGATAGATTAAGTGGCAAACATGTTATAGCAATCAATAAGGCATTCAGATATGTAAAAGAACCAGGTGCTCTCTACTGGACTGATAGTCGTTTTTATAACTGGTACAAAAGCGAGATAGATGAAATAAAGTGTATGAAATTTACAGGTGGCACAAATCCGAGAGATCTTGCCCCAGATGTTACAGTACTAAGACCAGCAGGTGGCAAAACAATTGATCTATCTTCACCCGACAACATTTCAGCCGGTAATAATTCAGGCTATGGTGCAATTAGTCTTGCCATTAAATTAGGTGCTAAACGAATATATCTTTTAGGATATGACATGGGTCATGTAGGTGGTAAGTCTCATTTTCATGACGGATATCCTTCAGGAAATAGTAAAGAACATATCTATAAGGGTATGATGAGGTATTTCACAGACAATGCTGATATCATAAGCAACGTAGTTGAAATCTATAACACTAATCCGAAAAGCAATCTTAAAGCCTTTAAGTTTTGTAGTCTTTCTGACGCTTTTCTTTAACGCCTTTCTCAAAAACTTTGATATACTTTAAGTAGTGTTTCTGTTGCTGTAGTAGAATATCTCTACAGTACTCTCTAAATCTAATACTAGAGTCAAGTATTCTATCATCTACTACATCAGTTGGGTTGCCATGAGATTGTACACATGTGCCACATAGAAAGTTACCAATTTCAAAATTACCCATTTCTGATTTAATGTCACATCTACAGACACTGCATTTCCAGTTAAGTCTCTTAGAGTCTTCTATCAGCTCTTCGTAACTAGTAATTCTATCAGTATAGCTATTGTAATATAATTTAAGATGATCTTTATGATGGGTTTCATATTCAAGTATCTTAAAAAGAACCTGAACATAACGATCATCTGTAGCCGCATGTGGCTTGATGAGTTCATTTTCTTCTAAAAATCTAACTTGATAAGGTTTAAGTTCTTTGAATCTGATACCGTATAAACCTCTATGAAAACCTTTTGATCTTACAAAATTGACAGGCTTCATCGCATATTTTTTAGACGTTCCTTATACTTATTCTTGGTTTCTTTCCATTGAGAAGTTAATCCCTTTAGTGCCGCTTTTTCGGTTTCTCTCTTTACACCGTCTTGGGCTTTGTCGACATCATTCTGATAAGCATCTTTTCGCTTTTCGTACTCAAGCTTATCTTGCTTAAATTTAATATCATATCTAGCAGCAGTTGCCTTATTTGCAAACTTCTGGGCTTTTTTCATAGCCTTTGCTATCTGATCCTGAGTTGCCTGTATTGCATCTTTCTCAAGTAGGCTTTCAGCAAGAAATTGTTCAAACGTTTTTATGTGCTTCATTGTCGACATCTTGGTTTATATATTGAAACTTAGTACGCTTGCAGTTGTATAAGAATAAAGGTTTATTATGTCTATTTCAAATATCTTACTTACAGAAAAATACAGACCAGCATCACTAGAAGATCTAATCATACCCGATAGGATTAGAACAAAGCTGAATGATGGTGTCTATCAACATCTTTTATTTTATGGCTCGCCAGGTACCGGTAAAACCAGTGCAGCAAAGGCTTTATGTAAACAATTTGGTCTAGAATATAGATACATCAATGCCTCTGATGAGACCAGTGTTGATGTAATACGTGAAAAGATTACAAAATTTTGTACAACTGCATCATTAACTTCACTTGACGGCAAGATGAAAGTTGTGATACTTGATGAGATTGATGGTGTCAGTGACCAGTTTAATAAAGCCCTGAAAGCAACCATGGATTCTTTTTCAAAGAATACCAGGTTTATTGCTACCACCAATCACATCAATAAAATACCAGAAGCAGTACTCAGTAGATTTGAGCAAATCAATTTCGACTTCACTAAAGAGGAAGAAACAGAACAACTTAAATTCTATATGAAGCGGGTATATGAAATAGTGAAAAAGGAAGGTGCTGAAATTGAGAAGCCTGCTCTCTTAGAATTAGTTAAGCGTAAATTCCCAGATCTCAGAAATACTTTAACTGTACTACAGGGATATCTTGCTGAAGGCAAAGAGCTTATAACAATAGATGATGTTAAGAAATTTCATGGTGTCTATAAAGATGTCTATGATTTGATATTCGACAATATAGATCCAGTAAAAAACTACCAGTATCTGGCATCTGAATATAGCAATAGGGTTGACGATGTATTAGCAAGCCTTGGTGGTGACTTCATTGAGTATATCCAAATGGAAAAGCCATCATATGCCAAGCATGTGCCCCAAATAATTATTACTGTTGCTGAACATCAGGCACAAAGAGTTCATGTTATCGACCAAGTCGTTACCATGCTTTCATGTGTTTATAGCATACAGTCTATCATACATTCTAAATAATCTGCAATCTTCTTTATCATATAAAGATTATTTGTTAGATTTACAAAATAACAAAAAGAAATGAGAAATCACAATCTAATCATCGACGGTAACTACTTCATTTACAGTAGACTGTTTGTTTTACCAAGACAAAAGATGCCTACAGGATTTGGAGAATCAGTAGATGTCGATACAAGATTTATGTCAACTGAATCTGAAATGGGCATTTTTATGCGTAAACTTGCCACGGACTTTGCTTCAGAATTACGTAAAATCAAAAACATTACTGGTAGAATTATTTTTACACAAGACTCAAAGTCATGGCGTAAAGATCTATTTCCAGCATCTGAATACAAAGCAAACAGGGAACAGGACAGTAAGATACATTGGGCAAATGTACATAAAGTTGTAGAAGAATTTACAGAATTTCTAAAAGAGAAAGGTGTAATCATACACAGGGTATCAGGAGCTGAAGGTGATGATCTTATCTATGCATGGACCAGTGCACTTAATAGCAAAGGTGAAAATTGTATTGTCTGGTCTGGTGATACCGATCTAATGCAATTGGTTAATTACAATAAGTCTACTGACTCTTACACTATTTGGTACGATAATACCAGGTCTAAGATTGCAGTGTACCCAGGTTTTGAAAGATATCTGAACATAAAAGACGGAAGTAAAGAATCGGAGTATGATGCCATTGATGATATCTTTAGCGTCGACCACGTACTGCTTATCAGTAATCAGATAAAAGAAGAGCTTAAGCTTTTCATAAATACAAATCATCTTGAAGTAAATGAGATCTACTGTGATGATTATGTCTTTACAAAAATACTAACTGGTGACAAGTCTGACAATATCAAATCAGTATATTCAATTGAAAAGATAGGTAAGACAGGTAAACCAAGAACATCAAGGATAAACGATGAAAAGGCCAAAAATATCTTAAACACATTTAAGAAGCGCCATGGTCGTTTTTCATCAATGTATCTTTTTGAAGAGTCATTCAAGGATGAAATCGTTAAAATCATAGCTTCTGAAATGAAGCTTACGACAAATGAAAATCTTCTATCAAATCTAGAACTAAATACTAATTTGATATTACTGCACAGCTCAACGATACCTGAAACTCTTCAAATAATTATGTTCAACCATATTGAAGATCTCTTGACCGATAACACCTTAGACATCAAAAACCTTCTTTCAAAAGATAGTATATTACATGGAACTAGTTATCTAGATCTAAACTTTAAAAAGAATGTAGGTAATACCGAAAGTTTATTTTAATGGCAAAAAAGGAAAGAGTTAAAAAGGAAAGAGTTAAAAAAGCAAAGGGTGCTACAGGTCATGATGGCACCCTTTTTAGCTTTGTTAAAGTTTTCTTCACTGACAGTGAAACGTATGACAGCCTCAAACAATATGATAAGGCCAAGCATCGATTCATGGTCAACAGGTTTATGGCCATAAACTATCCAGTTATGGCAAATAGGTTAAATAGAATTGGCACTAATGCCGCCAATGTTATTGATAGCTGGCACATGATTGCACAGAGATATACTAGAGTTCCTATCTGGATCTATACTAAATTAAATAAGCAGACCAAGGTCGATAATAAGATATATGACCCAGATCCAGAAGCATTGAAGTTTTATCTAAATAAATATCAAATAAGCCAAAGAGATTTCAGACTGGCACTTAAATTCAATCCTGATCCAGTTATGAAAGAGATTGAGTATATTGAAAAACAAATGAAGGCGAATGAGTGATAAGATAGATTACCCATACTTAGATTTTCCAAATGTTATTGATATAACACTATACAAGAATAATTATTATGACAACCTACTTGTAAATAAAATAAAAAAGGAAGCTGACTATGGTGATTTACCGGATCTTAAAGATTGCTATATAGTCTCTTCTGCTGAGTTCCAGGATATTTTTTACAATTCATTTTCGAATGAAGTTGATAAAGTAAGATCATTACCAGCTACAGACCTTCAGAAGAATGCTACCAGTCTGTATTTCATGGACAAGATTTTTAGTACTTTCACCAATCTAAAGTATGTCAAAATCAACGTGTCCAGGGATTCAAATTACAGTAGGGTTAACAAATCAGAAAAGGTACCTACAATATTCTTTAATTATAAGATAACAGCTTCCTGTATCGATCTGACTAAGATATTCGATAATGTTACTCTAGAACAGATTAACAAACTGTTTATAGAAAATAGGATATGTGCCCATGATGAGATCATAGGTTATGACCACATCATAGAGATAAAAGCCCATGAGTTCTTAAAAATGCTTGATGATAATCAAGAAAATCCATTAGTTCCATATCTATTTGAACTCATAGATCCAAAAACAGAAACAGATAATCCCCTAATTGTATTCATTACAGACTTCGACATTTAATCTTCAGCTTTCGGCCATAAATATATAGCTAAAGAAGCAATTTTAATGGCAGTACAAGATTATATAGTCGATAAACTAGACGAGACCTTAATTATTAAGCTTGCAGAACCCTATGAAAAGGTAGAGCAGGTGGTGGGTTATGTAGATGAGGTTATCGGCGAAGACAGTGTCAATAAATTTGAGAGATATTTTAGATGGAGTCAAGATAACTCGAATTTTTCCGACTGGATTATATTGACAAATCTCAATCTTGCAAATCAGGTTATAGATCCTCTTAAACCTTTCTGGATAGAATACAAATACGTTGTAATAGATCTTCAGACAGGTCATACAATGGAATTTGTGTCAATTGCTCTAGAAATAATTTCAGACAACGGCGTAGTAAGACAAGTAAAGCAAGTAGGTGTAGACTGCTGTGAGCCTGGTCAGATACCTAGTGGATGTCAGAATCTGATAGTCACAGATTGTTGTGACGAAGACGATTTATTCAATCCCTATGGAATGTTGAATAACACCCGCAACATGTTTAATCAATTAACTAATGTTGTTAATGATATTTTCGGCCACTGCGTAAGATATTATAAAGTCAATCCTGATGTTAGAAGCCGTGATGCTATGTTAACAGAATATAGTTTATATCAGGTATCAGACGTTAAAGAAATTAAAGTTTTAGTACCAGATAACGCATTTCCAAATAATGAATTTCAGTTCGATGAATTTGGTATGAACTTTGAAAATTTTGAAATTCATATTACACGTGAAGAATTTCAAAAAGCATTTGGCGCAAGATCAATGCCAAATGAAAGAGACTACATTTACTTTCCTCTAATTGATAGAATGTATGAATTAAACTCCGTGGCTCTAGCAGACCCTGTTGTTTATAAAGACATTTACTATAAAGCAATACTTAGAAAATGGAAAGATAGAGTTAGTGTTGATACTCCTGAAGATATTGCACAAGAACTTCAGGATCTTACAGTGCACGACCTTGAAGCCGAATTTGCACAAGAGGCGGTAGACGATCTTTTGAAGATTACAAAGCCTCAGCAGTATAGAACAATAGGCACAGGTGCCAATGACTATGTACGAAGTGATTTATCCACTTTACTTTCTATCTCAGATTTAAAAATCAATAACAACTGGGTTATTGTCTCTAAAAACTACTATGAATTTAATAAGCTAAATCCAAACGAATTAGCCGTTAAGTATAGACAGAAGGCCAAATTCGAAACAACTGAAGATAGAGCTTTTACATTTTGGTTTCAACCAGTATTCCCAGCAGATAAGATACCTTCAATACTTGTAAGTATTACAGATTCATCTGGTAATGCAATGTTAACATTTGCTAATGAAAGAGCATATCAGATCGGAGATCTTATACAGATAGTTGATGCTGGCGATTATAATGGTTATTATCGTATAATTCAAGCCCCTAGTGGAGGAACTGAATATGTTATAGACACACCTTATGATGGTCCAGCAATTACAGGAGCCAAGGCCAGAATAGTTCCTAAAACGTTCTTGATACATGGTTACGGCGGAACGTTCAGTGGCCTTTCAGTTGAGGTTACAAAACAATTCCTTATAGTTTCAATCAACAATGTTGACTATTACTTTACACATGGTATAACATTTAATGAGGCCAGATGGTACTCACTTGTTGTAAATCTCTCAAATAAATTTAAGACGCTTTCAACATATCTCTATGAACTTGATAAGCCTCTTAACTATACAATGCCGCAAAATGAAACATCGGCACTTAAGTTATTGTATAACGATCTTATTTTCTTACCTGAACAGGTCAGTATCGATTCAGGAGACTATTGGGCGCTGTTGGCAGGACCTGTAAGATTAACAAACATTAGAATTTTTAAACGTATAATAGAAGAAGAAGCCCATAATATAGTTCTCAACCAGTATGTTGTAAATGATACACAGTATGCTGAATTAGTTGATAATGCTATACCAGAACTTCGTCTATTGAGATTACCAAATCCTAGATAATATGAATGGAAAAAAGAATTATAGAAAACAAGCAAATGACATCAGATCTTCACTTGACGATATATTAAATGATTCAGAATCGTTTGATCTGCCAATTGATAATACTGAATTAACCCCAATTAGAAGACCTGACCCATTCGATTACACAAAGAAAAAGGGCGATGCATCAAATCAGGCAAAGAAGACTATCAACACTTTATTAAAGTTTTATCTCAGTGAAGAGATTATTGATAACGATGAGTACGTAAAGGCTAAAATGAAAATTGAAGAAATGACTTTAAGTAGTCTTATCTTTCAAATGGAAACGGCTGAACGTGCAATCACAACCCTGCTTCAACAGATAGACGATGGCGATGTTTCACCTAGAATGTTTGAGGTTTTAGGCACACTTCAAAAGTCAATGCTTGATATTATTAAGAGCCAGACCATGTATATGATGGCTACTGAAGAGGGTGTAAAGAAGCTGGCCAGAGACTATGATGTATACTCTGAAAGAAAACAAATAGGCACAGGCGAGGTTAAAAAGATTGAAGGTCCAACAAATGTAAATAGGGGTACTAAAAACCTTATGATGCAGATACAGGAAGAAATGGAGGCTACTAAACAAGAAAATACGTTTGACAGTGAGCCCATTCAAGAAGATCCAGAAGATGATTTTCCTGTAGAAAATTATGATGAATATGACGAATGATTTTATGATACCTATGGGTTCTAGCCCAGAGGAACCACAAGCAGATAAATCAATATGGTCAACACTTGCAGTAGAGAAACTATTGCGAGCCATGGATGAAGGTTACAAGGTTAAAGCCACACCTTTTCATGAAGGTAATATCAATTATAGAAGAGGTAACATAGTATTTGAATATACTGATGAGGAAATGGAGCATATTAAAAGATGTGCTACCGACATCCTTTACTTTGCTGAACACTTTGCAACTGTAATGACAGATAAGGGTTTACAGCGTATTAAGCTTAGAGATTATCAAAAGGATATGCTTGTAAACTTTGTAAATAATCGATTCAATGTTTGTCTTGCATCACGTCAGATTGGTAAAACAATCTGTTCAGCCATATTCATAGCCTGGTATGTTCTATTTAACTATGATAAGAATGCACTTATACTTTCGAATAAGGGCGGTACTACAAAAGAAATTATCGATAAAGTAAAAGCTATTCTTGAGAACTTACCGTTCTTTCTAAAACCAGGCATGTTAAAGAATGACGTAATGAATATGAAGTTTGATAACGGTTGCCGTATTGTAGGTCAATCTACAACAGGTAAAGCGGGTATCGGTTTTACTATCCACCTTCTATTCCTAGACGAGTTTGCTCACATCCATCATAGCTTTGTGGATAGCTTCTATGAAAACGTATATCCTACACTGTCGTCTTCAAAGGTGTCTAGAATTATTATCACCAGTACACCGAACGGTTATAATAAGTTCTTTGAGATCTATGATGCAGCCGAAAAGAAATTAAATGAATTTGCATCATTCAGAGTTGACTGGTGGCAAGTTCCAGGTAGAGATGAAAAATGGAAAAACCAGGAGGTTAAAAACCTGGGTAGTGAAGAGGCCTTTAATCGCCAATATGGTAATCAGTTCATGGCATCTAGTAATCTTTTGCTTTCAGGTGCTTCAGTTAAGAAATTGAAAAATGGTGAAAAGAAATTTGTATATCTAGATTTTGAACAATTTGAAAGAATCTCAATGGACATGCAAAGATTCCTCTTCTTTGATCCCAGCTATGACGGCTCAGAATTTAAAGATAAGTCAAGATATTGGATGTTTAGTGTTGATATAGCCGAAGGTGTAGGTGGTGACTATACAGTTATCAATATATGGGAGGTTATACCGATGCAAGTTAAAGACTTTGATAGGATAACATCACCCAGTTCAATAAATGACTTCTTTGCCTTTAAGCAAATAGGTGTTTATAGAAGCAATGAACATAGCGTTGAAGATATATCAAAAATATTGTATACATTAGCCATAGATATTTTCTATCAAGAAAACGTAAAATTGGTAATAGAGTATAACACATATGGTGCTACAGTTATGAATTATCTGACGAATATCTTTCCACAGAGAAATGAGTTTGATGAAGAGATGGTAGTTAAGTTTAAACACAGACATGATGCAACAACTGCTAAATATGGTTTAAAAATCAAGAAAGATAACAAGACACTTCTTTGTCAAAATCTAAAGAAATACATCGAGCAAAATAAGATGTATGTATATGACACCGAAACTGTAAAAGAAATCTCATCATTCGGTAGAACACCAAACGGCTCATATATAGGGCAAATGGGCCACGACGATCATGTAATGACTTGCGTTTCTGCAACAGAATTTTTTTCAACACTTGATTATTCAGATTATGTTGAAGAAATTTTAGATAACATAGACGAAGAAATATATGATAAAATGGAAGACACTTTAGCAAAGAGTAATAAAGAAGGAGACGGTAACATGCACTATGATATTTATGATTTGCTTGGCTGATATATAATAAAAATAAAAATAACGTATACAAAATGGCATTGTCACCAGAATTAGTACAGTTTAAGTCTAGCGGCGTTTATAGACTTGAATACGACAAAAGTCAAATCGCTAGCGTTCCAGCTGATCAGACACGTATGGTAGTAGGTTTCTCTAAACAGGGACCTTTTAACACACCAGTTTTCGTTTCTGACACTCAATTTTTCCAAGATACATTCGGAACAATTGATAGAACGTTAGAAAGAAAAGGTTCTTATTTCCATAGAACTTGTTTGCAGGCCTTAGAAAGAGGTCCGATATTGGCTCTTAATCTTTTAAGATTAAATAACGATCTACAGAGCGCAAATCCCGATTTAGTTGATTATCAGGTTTTTTCAGCTTCTGCTACAGATCTAAACCCAGCCGAAGACTCAGCTCTTTATTCAGGCTTTTTTAACAAGGATAGATTCTTCTTCCCAGAAGATATCGCTTTCCTTCAAAACATAGGCCCGTTAAATTCTAAAATCTTCCAATTAGTAAACGTAAGACAGACACCAGTTTCTGTATTCATTCGTAAAGCACAAGATGTTAATCAGTTTAACGTTCTTGCTAAAGAATGGTATGGTGCAGGTGAAGTACCTATGTTTATGAGTGATTTTGACTATATCAGCGACTACATGATCGATGTATTTGTAGTATCTGGCGACTGGTCAAATTATTCACAGTTAGCTATCGATCCACTTTACGGTGAGTATTTCGATGCAACAAAAGGTCTTATCAAATCAAAGTACCAGCAATTCTTAGATCTTCCTAGTGTTTCAACAATAGCTCAATATACTGGATCTTTTATTCCAGACTTTATTGACCTTAACGGTAACAACTTGTTTATCTCAGACCTTATCAATTTTGACACAGCTCAGACTGGTCTTCTTTGTGCTATTGATAAAGCGCCATTCGATGGTGAAGATATCATAAGCGGTACTGAAAACGGAATTGACCTTGTAGGTCACAATATTGAAAATAAAGTCAATACTGATCCTACATTTACTAGCTTTAGATTCTTGTCTTATGATAGAGCAGTTAGAGACGATTTCGCTTACACGTTAACAGAAACACCTGAAATTGGTATTGATGTAAACACAGCAAACGATATTGCATTTTATTTAGTAAGTGCTGGTTCAGGTACCGCTTCAACTACACCTCCTGGTGTTACATCAGGTGATTTACCATCTGCATTCGGTGCAAATGAGGCTAACTATGTAATCCGCATCAGTGAATCTCACCCGCAGTATGATACACTTATCAAAGATAAGCTTATTGCAAACGTTGCAGGTCAAGGTCAAAATCAAAGAGTTGTAGGTTCTTACGTACTTGTAGACGACGGTCTTGTATATAACTGGGCACCGGTTGTTTCACTTACTGAAGCCGCAGGTTTCCTTTATATTGGAGTAAGTATTGAAGTTGCAAGTTATGCAGTTTCTATTGAAGCACCTTCTTCAGCAGGTAACCAGATCTTCCTTATTTATAGTCCTTCAGGTGCTGATTGGGACTCAACGGCTACTGATTACTTTAAGTTTGAAGCTGGTACAGATCTATATGCTGACTGGGATAACGGAGTAATTACTTCAGGTGATATTGCAATTGATTCTGCAAACACTGAGTTCTACCTAGATATGGATTTTGCTCTTCAGCCTCAGACATATTCTGATGATGCTTCAGGTGTAACAGGAGGTAACATTCCAGTTCTTGCAGATGGTACTGCAACATACTATGACATTCCAGTTGTAGAAGTTACAGGTTTTAACGACTCAGAATTTACTACACAGGAGAATCTTCCTGACTTTGGTAACTATGAAGATTCAACAGGCACACTTATTACTGGTGCATTTGTAGTTCAGTCTTTGGCCGGATCACTTAGTCAAACATTTGAAGTTGTTCCTACTGTTGGTTTACCAGTAAACGAAATCAAAATAGATTTCCTTACAAATACAGGTGAAATTCAAGTAGGTGACTACTTGGTAGCAACTGAACTTGGACCAAATGGCGAATCTAGATTAACTAAGATCAATAAAATCGTTAGAGAAGGTGTTGCACCTAACCAGTTGCTCCACATCTACTGCGACCAGGAAATTAAGTTGTATCAAGCAGGTACATTGATTAAGAGATACAAAAACATCGAAGATGTTACAGATCACTACAAAGTGTTTGCTCTTAACGGTTTCACTTTAAACCCAGCTTATCATATTCCAGACGGTACACAAGACAGAGTAGATGAAATCTATGCTGATACTATTCCTGAACAGTCAAATCTTTTCCAAGCCTTGATTGACAAAGATATTATCACATATCGTTACATCGTAGACTCATTCGGTCTCGGTATTCAACCAGAATCTAAGTTTCAACTTGCATTACTTGCAAGAAGAAGACAAAATGCTCTTGCTATCTTGAATGCTCCTTCTATGAAAGACTTCAAAGATTCACAAGATCCTAAGTTTACAATTAGCGGTTCTGTAAGTACTAGATTGATTTCTACAGGTGGTGATCTTTCATTGAATCCACAATTTGTTTATAGTCTACCTAGCATACCTAATGGTTCGAACTATTCAGCTTTCTATATTCCTTACCTCATAATCAGAGACAGAGGAAAGAACATTACAGTTCCACCTGCAGGTGTTGTTTCTAACAACTTCATCGACAAGTATACAAATGCTTTACCTTGGTCTATCGTTGCAGGTCCAAGAAGAGGTATACTTACAGGTAAAGGTCTTATCGGACTAGAGACAAATCTTGATAAAAATGACAGAGACTACTTAGAGCCATTCGGTCTTAACCCTATCATCTTCCAAAGAGGCGTAGGTATTGAGATCCACGGTAATAAGACTGGTCAGCAAAATATCAAGTCTGCACTTTCTAGCATCCACGTAAGAGAAGCATTGATCTTCATTCAAGATGGTATTGCTAGTATCTTGAGAAACTACATATTTGAGTTCAACACAGCTCAAACGCGTTTAGAGATCAAGACTCTTGCAGATAACTTTATGCAAGGTGTAAAAAGAGACAATGGCGTTTATGATTTCAAAAACGTTATGGACTTAACAAACAATACACCTGACGTAATTGATGCTAACATGGGTATACTAGATACTTATGTAGAACCAGTAAGAGGTCTTGAGATCCTTGTTCACAGAACAACTATTTTGAGAACAGGTTCTATCGCAGCAGGTCAATTCACCTAATATAATATAAAAAGCCCGACTCTATGAGTCGGGCTTTTCTAAAAACCATAGAAAAATCAATATATACCAAAAATAATCTTATAAAAAATGGCAGGTTTACCACATTATAATAACTCTAGAGCCGCTACACAAAAGTTCGAGCCAATACAGGGTAATTTGTTCGAAGTAACAATACTCCCTCCGCAGATCGACGGTACTCTTTTACTTGAGCACGTTAATACTGTAAGTGGTCTAGGCGGTTTAAATCCAGCTTACGATGCAGTAACGCAGAAATATAAATTCGCAGAAAGAAGTTACGCTGGTATGCCAGGTAAAACATCTGTAGACGTAACTGTTCAGTTCTCTTTGAACTTAAATGACACTAACCAGAACTATATCTACAAAACATTAAGAGATTGGTATAAGAAGATTTACGATCCTGCAACAGGTGCTATGGGTCTTAAGAAAGATTATGTAGGTACCATGATTATCGTTATGTACGATCGTGCCGGTAACATCCACAGAAAGATTACACTTCTTGATTGCTTCCCAACTGGAGGTGTTCCATTCGCAGATGGTTTAGATTATGGCTCACAAGATCCTATCACGCTTGATATGGTTTGGAGATCTGATAACTGGACTGAAGAGAATAACTAATTCTTTATTTAATAAACTGAAAAGCCAGCTAATGCTGGCTTTTTTTATGTTTCAGTGACATATATACTATGATAGTATAATACTATGATAGTATAAATAAGTCAAACTTTAAATGGCACGTGATGAAAATAATCTTACAGAGCGTATACAAGTACTTCTATCTAAAGAAGATCTCAGCAGATTACATACAATCATATATCAGGAAGCAATGTCTGAAGGTAAAAAGCCTGAAACGATTTCATCGTATTTGCGTATAACAATTAAAAATTTAATCGAAAATAAAACTACGACACATGAGTGAACAAGGTAAATTAAGCGAAGAAGAAATGAAAAGAATCATTGAGGAGCAAGAAAGACAAGGTGCTGTCAATGATCCTATTATCGAAAATGCTAAAAGACTAAAAGAGTCTGCCAAAAAAGACGGACTAGGAAAGGTAGATACCAAAAGAGGTAAAGGTGGTTTAGTAGATTCTACTGAATTAAATTCAGACATGATTCTAGGTTTCCATACTGTACATTCTGCAGATATGCCTTCAGGCGGTCTATTTTACCCATCTGACGTTGATATCCAAATCAGACCAGCTAAAGTAGCAGAGATTAGACATTTCTCTACTCTACAAGAAAGAGACTTATTTGACGTAGATGAAAAGTTAAATCATATCGTACAAAGCTGTACAAAGATTCGCACTAAGACCAGAGTAATGAGTTGGAAAGATCTCCTAGAAGAAGATCGTATCTATATTATTTTGGCTATTAGAGCACTTACGTTCAGTAAAGGCGAGAACAAATTACAAGTCAAAAAGAATTGCCCTGACTGTAACACGGAGAACAGTATTGAAATCGCTAATGAAAATCTCCAGTTTAACTCTATACCAGAGGATCTCATGAAGTATTATGATGATTACAATAGAGTTCTTACTATTCAAACTAAATCATGTGGTACTATCTACATGAAGCCACCTACAATTGGTGTAATGCAAGTTGTTACTAAGTACATTCGTGAAAAAGAAAGACAAGGTGAAAACTGGGATAAAGCACATATCCAAGTTTTACCATACATTCAACATGAATGGAGAGGTTTCACTGAAAAAGAAATCTTCCAAAGTGAAGTAGATTTCCAAGGATGGGATGATACAAAATATACTTTGCATTACAGATTAGCTGAACAGATTAAAGTAGGTGTTAAACCTGATGTATCATGCTCTTGTAAAGCGTGTGGTGCGGAGGTCACCGCTGCTATCAACTTTCGCGGCGGAATCAAAGATCTTTTCGTTGTTTCAGATATCTCTGGAGAACTTCTTTAAGATTAAATTCTATCTTTATCATTATCTCAGAATACAGCCAAGCGAAATTGAAGCTTGGCCGTATTATGAGCTTGAGTACACAATGGAGAATCTCAAGGACTTCTTAGAGAAGAAGAAGAAAGGTGAGGATGAACAAAATGAGAAGTATAGCAAGAGTTCTACAAGCAATGATATGAGACGCCAACAACAGGCTATGGGTAGATCAATAAATACTCCAAAGATGCCTAGTACTTCTTCATATAAAATGCCAAGTCCTAGCTTCAACATGCCTAAAAAATTCTAGAACATGAATGGCGTTTAATCTGTTTAAGAACCCATTTGAGAATCTTTCTCTTGAGAATCAATCAGCTATGGTTGGTAGCCTGCAAGAAATTAAAGATTACTTTTTTAAAGGTAATACAATCGTTCAGGCTGTTTTAGAATTAACTGCTGAAGTCAAAAAGAACATAAAAGAGCAGGATCGTCTTATTCAAGTCCTCCTTAAGCGTCAAGAAAAGCAAATGACGGACAAGGACCAGAAGGAGATGGTTAAAACAATGCAGGTCTTCGGACCTGCTATGCAGAGAATTGTGGGTGCCATTAAAGATTACTCAAAGGTACCTGAAGATGCTGTAGATAAATTTATCCTCTCTGTTGAAAAGATAGCTGCAGCTTTTGAAAAGATAAAAGATTTTGGAAAAACAATAGAAGAAGCCGGAAGGGGTCTTATGATGATGGCAGGTGGGATCATATTATTTGGTCTCGCACTTCTTATATCTGGACCTTTATATCTTTTAGCACTTCCTCTAACTCCTATCGTATTTGCAGTAGTATTAGGATTTCTATATTTATATAGTAGAATCTTAGGCCCTGAACAAAAGAGTGGTAACCTACAACAAGGCGGACAGGGTCTTATGTATATGGCCGCCGGAATATTCCTTTTCGGTCTCGCTCTTTATCTTGCCAGCTTTGTCTATCAGCAGTTATGGATGGGCACAGTTGGTGTCATGGCTATATTGCTTACTATAGCCGCAGTTGTTGGTATATTCTACCTGATTCAAAAATCTGGTATAGGTGAAAATGCTGTTCAAAGTGCAAAAGCACTTCTCTATATGGCCGCAGTTATCGGTCTCTTTGGTTTAATACTTTATCTGTCGAGTCTTATTTATGCCGAACTATGGACAGGTACTGTGGGTGTATTAGCTATATTACTTACTATAGCCGCAGTTGTTGGTATATTCTATTTAATTGAAGCACTAGGTGTGGCTAAGTCTGCAATGCAAAGTGCAAAAGTACTTCTTTATATGGCCGGAGTTATCGGTCTATTTGGATTGATACTTCTTTTATCAAGTCTCATATATGCCGAACTGTGGACTGGTACGATAGGTATGCTAGCTATATTACTTACTATAGCTGCAGTCGTAGGTATATTCTATTTAATTGAAGCAATGGGTGTTGCTAAGTCGGCATTGAATAGCGCGAGAGCGCTTCTCTATATGGCTGCAGCAATTGGTTTATTCGGCTTGATATTATATTTGGCTAGCTTTATCTATGCTGAATTATGGATGGGCACAGTTGGTGTCATGGCTATATTGCTTACCATAGCAGCGGTCATCGGTCTATTCTGGTTAATGGAATTTATGGGTATATCAGATGTCGCAATGAAAGGTGCTAAAACACTTCTTTATATGGCAGCTGTTATCGGTCTAGTAGGTTTAATACTCTATTTGGCTAGCTTTATTTATGCTGAATTATGGCAAGGAGCAGTAGGTGTTCTGGCTATATTATTAGTAATTGGAGCCATGGTCGGACTTATGTTTGTGCTTGACATGCTAAGCGATTCCATATATGATGGTGTAAAAGCTTTAGCATGGATGACACTTGTTCTTGTAATAGTTGGTATAGCTCTCTATGCAATAAGTTTTGTTTACGAAGAAATGTGGATGGGCGCTTTAGGTTCTTTACCTATTCTTTTAGTTATCGGTGCACTTGTAGGACTTATGTTCTTGCTTGACGGACTGAGTGATACTATTTATGATGGAGCCAAAGCTTTATTAGCAATGGTTTTTTCTTTTGGTTTAGCCGCATTTGTACTTTACATGATATCTGATCTTGCAGATGAAATGATGGCAGGTCTAGCAGCATCGTGGCCTATACTTATACTAATACTTGCCCTTGTCGGCATCATGTTCCTATTAGACATGCTAAAGACAAATATCATAATGGGAGCATTATCTCTAGGTGTAATGTCACTAGCGGTATTAGTGCTAGCAGGAGCTTTATATGTCCTTAAAGAAATTGAATGGACTCCTGCTGACAGTTTAAGTTTAGCTGGCTTATTATTAGTTTTAGCACTTATTGGTAGTGTCTTAGGCGTTCTAATGGATGTAGGTCTATTGCCTCTTCTAGGTGCTGCAGCAATTGCAGCCATAGGTTTAGCTATTATACCTCTTGCAATAGGTCTTAAGTACTATAAAGAGGCAGGTTGGACAGGTGATGATACTATAAATCTAGGTTTACTTGTTGGTGCATTAGGTCTAGTTGCAACGGTTTTAGGTAATCCGTTTACAAACTTTATGACTCTTCTAGGAGCTGCAGCAATGGTAGTGATAGGAGCAGCAATTGTTCCTTTAACTGAAGGCTTAATGAATTACAAAAATTCAGGCTGGAAAGAATCCGATAACCAGAAGCTTATAGATACAATGACTGCAGTCGTTAGAGCCTTTGGTATTATGTGGGACGAAGATCTACAAAAAGAAGCAGGTCTTAAGCCCTTCTCACCTTATGAGGTTTATATGGGTGTTACAGCACTTTCAGGTATAGGTAATGTAATGACAAGTCTTGCACAAGGTCTTGTGTCATTTGCCTCAATGCAATTTGTAGAATTTGAAGTAGTTAAAGACAAAGACGGTAATGCAGTACTGCAGCCTAAGGCCGTACATAAATTAACAGACGCTGATATACAGGCAGCAGGAACTAATTTTGCAGCAGTTCTTAATGCGATACTTGATCCTATTGCAGCTGTAGGCAAGAAAGAAATTGAAGGACAAGGTCAATTTGCACAGGGATATGTTTCTAACGGTATTAGAGCTCTTACTGGTATAGGTAATATCATGACAGATCTCGCCAAGGGTATACAGGCATTCGCAGATCTTAAGTTTATAACATATGGTGTAGTAAATGGTGGAACACCTGATGCGAAATTAGTACCAACGTCAGTTGTACAGTTAACTGATTCTCATTTCAAAGCTGCTGGCGAAGGATTTGCTCAAGTGGTTAATGCGATACTTAATCCTATTGCAGATGTCGGTAAGAAAGAATCTGAAAGTTCAGGTTGGTTCAGCGACGGTTATGTTAAAAAGGGTATTGCAGCTCTTACAGGTATAGGTAATATCATGACTGACCTTGCAAAAGGTATACAGTCTTTTGCCAATCTTGAATTTACAACGTTTCAGGTAGTAAATGAAGGCACAGCTGACGCTAAAATAGTACCAAAGGGTATAGTAAAATTAGGAGATCAGGATTTTGTGAATATGTCAAGTAATTTTGACAAAGTTCTAACCGCTTTCTTGGATCCTTTTATAAGAGCTGCCTTTAAGATTAAAGAAAAGGAATACGACATTAACATTGCAATGCAGTTTCTACCAAATATAACCGACACTGTAAATAAAATCGGAGAAGCCGCAGCAAAATGGGCAAGCGAAATATACGATAAGGGTGTAGGTGATAAACTATGGAACATTTACTCAGTTTTTGATTCAATAATCGATCCTGTATTACATGAAGCATTCAAGGTTAAAGATCAAGAATTTAATCTTAAAGTCTTTTTAGAATACTACGAAGATATACTTGATGTCATCAGTGCTTTCGGTGAATCTGCAAAAGAATGGGGCGCAGAACTTACTGATACCGGTAAATGGATGGGACCTTGGACTATCTGGCCAGTTTTAAGTGGTATGTTAGATCCAATGTTAACGTATGGCCAAATAATTAAAGACAATTCAGAAAGCATAAATGCATTCTTTGACATGTTTACCCGTGATCCAAGTGCGACAGATATATTAAAGCAGATAAGAGAAGAGGCTTTAGAATGGGATAAATTTCAAATGCCAACTAGACCAGGCGAAACATTTGCTCATTTTACTCAAAGTATATTTGACGCATTTAGAAAGCCGGACTATATTTCTATAGCTGCAAGATATCAAAACTTCACAGACAACATGGAAGTTCTGATAAACGGTTACGATAAGATACAAAAGGTTGCTGATTCATTTGAGAGAATTGCAGATGCGTTTGGTGTAATGAAAGACCATATCAATGGTATGGAAATCGAGCGTCTAACTCAGGTTACTAATCTGATGGGATTCTTAGACGGTTTAGCAAATGGTGAATCAGACGATATAGTTGCAGACATTGGTGAAGCAATCACACAGGGTATGCAAACACTTCAAGAAATTTTAATGGAAATTAAGGATCAGTTAACACCTGCTGCGGCACCTGCTGCGGCACCTGGTACACCAGGCGGAGTTGGACCTGGTACATCTACTGGAACTGGTGCTGCACAGCCTGCAGCTGGCGGCCAAAATCAAGTTCTTTCACAAGTTACAACAGCACTTAACAATCTTAATAATACTCTTTCTAGAGGTATTAAAGCCACAGTTGCTTCAAGCAATTCGTACGTTCCGACTAAATAAAAATAAACATAAGTAATGAAAACCGTTCTTCTGTTTTTATTTTTGTTGTTTCCTTTTGTTTCCTTTTCACAAAAGGAATACAGGCTATTTGTATGTGGCGACTCTAAAGGTAAACCTATCGGCGAGAACGTCTTAACCAGAACAGATCAGCTCTATGAAATCATGAAGACTGATTCTGGTATAGTAATTAAAAATCCAGCGCTAACACTTGTTAATGGTAAAAACTGGACATCAATTTATTTTAACGGAGAATACGAAGATACTTATCCTACTGAGTTTTTTGATTGCAGTAACTATTATGTAATAGATTTTACACAAACTGGAAGTTGTTATTTCTTTTTTGAGGTTCACGCCGTCGACAAATCTTATTGAACCTGTAAAACTTTTTTTCTTATAAAAGTATATTTATTGAACAAGTAAACTGAGGATCAGAACGTATGCTGATGCCGGAGTAGACAGAGCTCGAAAACTACTGAAAGGCCTAGAGCCAAAGCCCGGGAGTCGCGACCCAGGAACGACAATAAAAGGCACTTGTTTATATGCACCCTTAGCTCAGACGGTTAGAGCAGCTGACTCATAATCAGCGGGTCACAGGTTCGATCCCTGTAGGGTGCACTACTAAATATACAGCAAAAGACTTTTACTTTCTAGTTTTTTATTGTATATTTACAACATAACAATTACAAATGGTATAAATCTATTAGCTCAAATAGTAGAGCAACATAGATATATACAACATGGAAAGAAATTGTAAAACAGAAGGCTGTGGAAATAAAACAAGAGGTCGCGGTAATTATTGTCATCCTTGTAGAAATTCTATGAGAAGATATGGATTATCAACTATTGAAAGAGACACTTTACTTGAAAATCAAAGCAACAGATGTTTGATATGTAGTGAGACAATATCATTTGATGGGAGTACAAGTCAATATAGTGCATGCGTAGATCATAGCCATATCACCGGTAAAGTGAGAGGTATACTTTGCGGCAATTGCAATACATGGCTTGGTTATTTTGAGAAAAAGAACTTGTCTTTAGATGTTGTTAGAAATTATATGGTCCCGTAGCTCAGCTTGGATAGAGCAACAGATTTCTAATCTGTGGGTCACAGGTTCGAATCCTGTCGGGATCACAACAGTAAATATGAAAAAAACAGCAAAAGTCTTTCAAATCTGAAAACTTTTTATTAGTTTTACATAAATACTAACACAAACGTTCTTTATTTATTAAAAAGATATCCATTTAGTGAAAGTAACTCTTCGGAGTGATGATAGCTAATAAAGATATTGGCCGCCTATAGTCATCAAATAAACCGGGAAACCGGTATAAAGTGAACACAATCGTAAAGGTGTTTGCGGCCCATGATAACTTCGGTTACCATGGACTCGAGTAGGCAAGCAGGATATCACGATTTCTGAGTATCTGAGGGTAACACTGTAGGAGAAATGAAGTAGTGAATTGGCAATGTGGGTTGTCAGTTTGAGCTCGGAAGAGCAATAAGAATAACCTGTAGAAAGGTTGCAAAAAATATGTCCATCCAGATATATTATTGCGGTTTTCAATATTATAGAGTGCTTAAAGCCGAAAGGCAAGTCGGTGTACAAGTGGTGTTGTTACCTACCTTGATCTTAGCCTACCAAGGCATGCGTCACGAAGCAATCTTGAAATATGGAGATGGGGACATTTCAGAGAGTAGTTAAGTATTGACCCTGACAAAATCGGGGTTAGCTTGGTCGACGGACCACTACTTTCACCGATCCACACACGAAAAAACTTACTTTGCAATTTTGGTGCAAAACCTAAGAACAAACTAAGCAAAAGTGTCCGCCAGTTGCAGACGAAAGGTGCTTACCTAGTAACCGGTTGTCGGTTGCCGCAAAAGGCCGCAAGTCTAATGTGATTTTCTAGAAAGCTTTATAACTCCGCAAGAGTGAATCAGGTCGGCAGACTTGAATAGATGTGAGTAAAGAGAGAGTAGTCTAAATAAAGCAACTTAAGGAGTGGTACACCTAAATTACCAGCACTGTTAGAATAGTACTCAAAAGGTACTGGACAAAAGAGGAAACAATAATCTCTCTAAAGATCTAACGCTAAAGCTGTAGTCTCAGGCTTATCTATTACATCGCGAGTTGGTAGCAGTTGGTAGCTCGCCAGGCTCATAACCTGGAGGTCGGCGGTTCGAGTCCGTCACTCGCAACAAATAAACAACAGGCGGTTAATACCGCCTTTTTTTATGTCAAATATATACCACAGATACTGTGGAATAGCTTTACGCTATTCGGTTCATAGGAACCCTTCTGATTGCTTCTTTGTACGTTCATGTATGGCTAAAACCTAGAAACTACTTAAACTGATCTAACTTTCTCAAAATAAAAATAAACACCCTAAATGAAAAATTTATTAGCGGCATTTGTTCTCTTTCTGCTTTCATTTGCAGTAAGCGCACAAAATCTAATCCAGGATGTTGACAAGCAATACATGTTAACACCTGAAAAAAACATCAACAAGAGTTTAGTTGATGCTTTCTTTGAGTTTTATAATATACCAGTAGTGGCGTATTTCGATAAACTCAATACCTATGTAGTTAAAGTTGAAGATTACCAGTACTTTTCAGATGTATGTAATCTCGTTGACTATTTTGCAATTATAGAAAAGGACCGTACTGAAACCGTTAAAATGGACTATATTCCTACGGATCCTGAATTTGTTTCATGTTGGCACTTGAGACAATCTACTGACAAAGACATTGATGCTGATGAGGCATGGGATCTTTTACCAAATGGTAACCCATGGGTTTCAGTTGCAATGTTTGATGGTGGTCTTGATTTAACGATACCTGATTTAGTAGGTAACACCGACAGCCCATTTAACGCAGTTAATGGAACTTCATCTGTTTCTTATGTTAACCTAGAAGATAAGCACGGTACAGCATGTTCAGGAACAATTGCTGCAGTTACAAATAACGACCTAGGCGTAGCCAGTGTAGGTAATAACAAGGTAAAAGTTATGCCTATAAATATCATGTCACAGGTATATGCAGGCGGTAGTTTTTCTACAACATCTACAATACAGGTTGCTGCAGTGAACGCTGCAATGTCAAATCCTAATTGTGTTGCAATCGCAATGTCATATGGCGGAAGCAGCTATTCTTCAACACTTGAAAATGCGTTCTTAACTGCAAGAGAAAACGGTAGAGGCGGAAAAGGAATGATGATATTTGCATCATCTGGAAACGGCTCTTCTGGCACAGCAGCTCAATACCCTGCTAATTTTAATGGAGTTTGGGGAGTTGGAGCCACTTCTTCTAGTGACTTGAAAGCTTCATTCTCTAACTTTGGTCAGATTTGTGATATATCTGCCCCTGGTGTTTCTATCAGAACTACAGATAGACTAGGTGCAGAAGGTTACAATTCTACGGATTACACGTCTATCAGTGGTACTTCATTTTCTTGCCCAATCACAGCAGCAGCTTCTGCAGTTATTGCATATAAGAATTGGGAACTAACAGACGACGAAATTCTTCAGATACTGTCACAGACTTGTGAAAAGGTTGGAGGATATGTTTATTCTAATAACTCTGCTTGGCCTTACAGTACTCGCAGTAATGAATTAGGTTATGGTCGTATCAATCTTAAAGATGCTGTAATTGCAACACCTAATCCAGGCGGCACACCGCCACCTCCTCCTACACCTGTACATAACTTTTTTGTTGAATCTTTGAATGTTACACCAGGTGTTGTAAATCTAGGTGAAATAATTGCAGTAAACTTTAATGTTAAAACTACAGAGCCTTCACTTGACACAGTTACTGTATCAACTCAGTTTAGATATTCTACAAATACTACATGGGGTGATACAGATGATATTATCATTGGAAGTACAACATCTACATTAGGTGGCGGTGTTAGTACTGAAGCTGAATCTTTTACATTTACTGTCGGCGGAACTGCAGGTTCTAGGTACATACTAGCTAAAGTAAACTTTGACGGATCTGCTTCTGAAAGCAACCAAACAGATAACACATCAACTAAAGTTTTTACAGTTAATGACCCAGCTTTCTTTGGTACAGATTTGAAAGTAGAGCTTTTCATGCCTAGTTCAAATCCTGTTACAACTTCAGCACAGATCCTTAACACTAAATGGAAGATCACTAATCTTGGTAGCACTACTATTACAACTATATCTTATCTAAGACGTTGGGTGAATTGCCCAGGTAATAGTAGCACCACAGGTAGTTGTGTTCAAACTGTGGCTTGGACAGGTAATTTATTACCAGGTCAGGTTAGTTATTTGCCAGGTGATAATAGTTACATCAGTGTAAACCTTTGTCAAAATTCTAACAGATGTGCTGTTCCAGTAGGAAGCAGTAACACCTATAGATTAGATATAATTTCAGTAAATGGTTTACAAGGTGATGGTAACACTTCTAATAACAGAGTAGATTTGGTTGTAAATCGCATATCTACAACTGAAGAAGATATAATCAGCAGCGAAATTATAGTTGAAGACCCTATTGAAACTACTGGAGAAGAATTACCTATTTCAGTACAGTTTTACACAATAACTGGATCTTTACTAGATATTACAAGATTTGATGAACTACCTTCAGGTATTTATATTGCAAAAGAAAATTATAAAGACTATACTCTAACGTATAAGTTGATTAAGTAACTTTAACAAAATGCCTGCACTAGATGCAGGCATTTTTGTTTTTATACTAAACAGTACTGTATCATTTAGTATAAATTAAGATGCCGAGGTGATGAAACAGGTAGACATGCGGGACTTAAAATCCCGTGGACAGTAATGTCCGTATGGGTTCGACTCCCATCCTCGGTACTATTAAATAAATCTATATAGATGTTTAAGAAATTCGGAGGCCAAAAAATACATGACGTTAGTCAGTATGTAAAAGAGTATCTTGAAAAATACCCCGATGTAAAAGTCTATATAGGTACGGATTCTGTTCAGATGAGGCTAGCAACTACCTATGCCACTGCAGTTTGTCTATGGCATGTCGGTAATGGGGCCCATGTCATCTTTGAAAGACAAAGACTAGAAAAAACAAAAGATCTTTTTACTAGACTTTGGAAAGAAACAGAAATTTCAATTAAGGTCGCAAATAAACTAAGAGACAGTATAGGCGTTGAGCCTATTATAGATCTTGATATCAACCCATCTGAAAAGTATAAATCTAATATGGCACATGATGCTGCCATCGGTATGGTTAAAGGATATGGCTTTGAGGCAAGATCTAAACCAGATGCCTGGGCTGCTACATGTGCTGCGGATCTATTATGTAAGGGCTGATAAATAGAATATGAAAACCCTATTTATAGCCCTTATTCTTCTATTTAGCTCTTGTACTTATACAATAACATACAACTATAATTACTGTGGACAAGATAGCACTGTCAGTAAAAGTGTAGAAGTTACAGGCTTCCAAGATCCAGTTGTAGAAGAACCTGTAATAGAGGAACCCCTAATTGAAGCTCATGTTGAGCAGGAGTTTAATCGATATGAAGATAACTTTACAGACACTGTAATCCACTAGATTATTCTATTTGAATATATAGACTAAATAATAATATGCGACATGGCGAATAGAAAAGCATTAATGTTTGATGCAGATAGTTATACACCGGCAAATGACGAATTTTTCAAATGGGATTCAGCTACTGAATCTGTTATACCAACTGTAGGTCCTACAATCTTATCAAATCAGATAACACACACTGGAACTGCAGCAGTAACTGCGGCATCTTATAATGCTGGAATTAACCATTCTTTTACTATTTCAGGCCATGTTGTGGTTTCTGTAACTACACCAGGCACTGGCGCAACAAATTACGCAATAGGCAGTAGTTGCTCATGGCATATACCCGCTATAATAGTAGTACATAGCACAGGCGGTTCATATAGTGTAACACCTACAACCTGGAATCTATCAGCATCAGGTGGTATAGTCCCAACATATGACCAAACCTCTGGTAACCTATTTGCGGATGCTAAACTCGGTCTGTCAGCTGCTTCAGGAATTTTTTATCTAACTTATACACCTGATACAGGTGCTAACAGTACTATAGCAGGCACTATTGTGAAAATAAACACACAATTGTTAGTTTCTGCTATACAGCTCATTTAAACAATTATCTTATTTTAAGTATATAAATCATATGTGCCCGACCAGGAATTGATTGGCGGTCGTAGTTCTTTGAGATGCAGGCGGTCTTAGATGGAAAGACCATAATCACCTATCAAGCCATTAAACGGCAATTCTTATATCACAGCAGAGGGTGACCTCGTACTTGACGGCGTAGCTGTTGAGTTTGCTTCAGAGTTTGCATTAGCAGCCTAAGCACTTGGCGGCAACTGCCAAGCCTTAAACAAAGTTGCACCTCGGGAAAAAGGGTTAAGAGTACCATTTAGAATCACCAGAAACCCTGAGCGAAAGCAACAGTCCACGGAGAAATCCAAGGAGCGCTGTAGTGATTTTGTGAAATTCGGCTTATACCGAAGAGTAGCCTGACTGAGCATTAAGTCTGAAAAGAAAAAGAAATGCAAAAAAGTTTGTTGATGTCAAACAATCAACTAAGCCTGTGAAAGAGTCCTTAAAATTAACCGAGCAAGACGTGGGTTCGACTCCCACCGGGTACACCAAAAGCGATCAAATGATCGCTTTTTTCTTGTCCGGCTACTAAACAATACAGCCTTAAACGTTATAAAAAACATGAATAAGAGAATCATTTTAGTCGGTAAAGCTGGATCAGGCAAAGACTTCATGAGAAGGAAGTTAGAATCTAGAAATTTCAAATACGCAACAAGTTATACAACAAGACCTGCAAGAGAAGGTGAAGTAGAAGGTAAAGACTATTTCTTTATCTCTGAAGAAAAGGCTCAATGGATGATAGAAAATGGTGAGTTCTTTGAGTATGTCCCATTTAATGGTTGGATCTATGGTACTACATTAAGTCAATGGAATCAAGAAAATGACGAAAGCGTTTTTATTATGACTCCAACTGGTCTTTCACATGTCGGTCCAGATGACAGAAAAGAATGCTTTGTAATTTTCGTTGATATCGATAAAGAGGTTAGAAAAGAAAGACTTCTCAACAGAAATATGCCAGGTGATAGCCTTGAACGAAGAATTGAGGCTGACGAATTGGACTTTGAAGATTTTTCTAATTATGATGTTAGAATTACCAATCCTGATTTCTGAAACTAAACAAGTAATCTTAATATAAAAATAAAACAAATAAAATGGCAAGAAAAGAAAAGATCGAAGCTGCTGAAGTAAATGTTCCGCAGGATGAAACAGTAACACTTAGCATGATTAAAGCAACTGACGCAAAAGAAATGTCAGATGATGTTTTGAAAGCTGAGCAACAACGCTATAGTGATATGGCAGACAAGTTTGGTCAGTTGACTAAAACTAAAAAGTATGGCATCAAGTTTGATGATATCAAGGATGCTAAAACGCTTCTTAAGCACTTTGAGAAAAATGTAAAATGGACACATGCTGAAGCTCCACTTTTTGTTGCAGCATATCAAAAGCTTAAGGATGCAATTACTGAAGGCCTAAGCGAGCAAAATGAATTGTTGATCGATGGTCCATCACTTAATGGCATTTATCAAATCCTTTTGAAAACTGAAGGTGTTGGTTTCTTTGCAGTTCGTGATTATATGTCACTTCTTACAATGACAGGTGAAGGTATCACCAATGCAATGCGTAACATGATCGAAGATCAAAACACATTGAAGAATATCCATACAAATCTTAGTACACTTGATGATGAAGTTAATGCTCGTCACATGGGTATCGAAGTAGAATCTGTAGAAGAAACACAAAAATAGTAATCTAGATGATATTCTTTATTGAAGGCTTGTCAGCCACAGGTAAAACAACTTTAATCAATAAGTATCTAGAAAAATACCCCAATAACGGCGCCATCCGATTCAAAGGATCTGGCGCCGTTAACATTGGGATGCAATCGAGATGGCAAGAATATAATTTCTGGATGCATAACATTATTGAAAGAATGGACCAGCTTAATGACTACAAAGTCCCATTTCTTTGGGATCGTGGCATTACTGATATCATTTATAGTGAAGATGAGAATTATGCAACAGAACTTTTAAGAGTTGTCAAATCACATATCCGTAAAGCTGTTATCTATATTGATGCTCCACCTTCAACATTAAACAGAAGAATGACTAAAGAAGGTAGTGATATGTCCGAACATGGTCGTAAATATGAGCATGTAATTAAAAGTTTTGACATATTAAGAATTACTCTTTCAGGTGATTGTTTGATTACAGAAGAACATGTAGATATGCTTCATGAATATATTATGTCGAAGATATGAGTTTAAAGAAAGACTATAAAGAAATAATTAACAGAATCAATTCACTCAGAAGAATTGAATCATCAGGCGATCTAAATAAAAAGATTAAGAGAGTCGCAGTTATTCTTACTGGTTCACGTTCTGGTTCTAGTTTAATGAAAGCTGTAGTCTCAAAAAGTAATGATGTTGCATATCTTTCAGGTGAAGAAGAGCCATTTTTTATCTTAACAGGTAACGGCTTTCCATGGTCTAGTGACAGCGATGGCTTTAACACTATTAAGAATAAGCAAAAGCTTTTAGATAATCTATTCGATGATCTAGGTATAAATGATAAGGTATTCAATCTCACGAAGACCCTACATGACTGGCGTAATCGTATACTGTTGCAATTTCCAGATGTCGATTCTGATGTGATTGATTATCAGTTACCTAAGTATGTGTCTAAGTTTTATACAGAAGGCACAGACTATACTGAAGCAACACAAAAGATGTTGTTTACTACTTTCAAAGAAAGGGCAGGACTGTATGATATCTGTGACGGCAGCTATGATTTTATGCTTCAGAAATTCAAAATTGAAGAACCTCCTTTTGTAATCCCACCACAGCGTAGAAAATTTACAGAATCCGACATTGAAGACAAAGTCCTTGTATTCAAGACACCTCAAGACTGTTACAGAATAGGTATCTTTGAAGAGCTTTTTCCAAATGCGGATATCAAGTACATACATTTAACAAGAGGCTTTGCCCAAACAATCAATGGGCTTATGGATGGCTGGTTATCAGATACTGGCTTTTTTGCCCATGATGTTTCTATCATCAATGAGAAATTAAACATTGAAGGCTACTCTGATGTTAAACCTTATGGTAGCAAATGGTGGAAGTTTGACCTGCCTCCAAATTGGAAAGATTATAAAGATGCCCCACTTCATGAGGTATGTTTAAATCAATGGCATTCTGCACATACGCATATCTTAAATTCAGGTAAGCAGGTATTGCATATTAGATTTGAGGATTTCTTAACTGATCCAAACACAACAGCAAATAAGATTACAGATTATCTTGGCATCAATCCTATCAAGATCGATCATATACCTGTAGTAATGGCAACAGAAAAGCCTGAACAGTTCAGATGGATGAAAAGAAGTGCGCTAATAAATGATCTTTCACAGAGAAAAGAGGTAAAAGAACTAATGGATGCGTTAAAATATAAAATGGAACCAGAGTTATGGGTGTAAAAGAAACTAAAAATAAAAGATCTAAGAAAACAAAGGAACAAGAGTCTATTGATAAAGGCGTTGAGCTTTTACATGATGTTCCTACTCAACCTCAGCCTGAAACTGAGGAAGAGCCAAATTATTTTAAATACGGATATACCAACGAGTACGATACACTCGTTGCAGCTATGATTCATATTCCAAGAAGGAATGAGATTGAGTATTTCGATCCTAAAAAGGCCATGTACAAAAGCATTCCGAATTATGAAAAGCTTTTAGAAGAGGTTGATCAGTACAGAACTCTTTTAATGAATCTGGGTATTCAGGTTTACGATGATGTGTATTTCCATGATACAGATTATAACCCATATCCTAACCAGATCTTTATGCGAGATCTGGCAGTTATCACGCCAAATGCAATCATCTTAGCCAATCCTAAATACGATATTAGAAAAGGTGAAGAGAGAAACCTATTGGCAACAATGAGAAAATGGGGTTACTTTGGTCGTGTAATTGAACTTTCAAAAAATACGACAATGGAAGGTGCCGACTTTTTCTGGATATCTGAAAGTGAAGTCCTGGTATCAGTTGGTAATAGAACTAGTGAAGATTTTGTAACAACATTTAAGTTCTTTTATCCAAATCTTAAAGTAACAGTTGTTGAAGCTGCTGCTGAAGGTATTCCTCAACATATCCTAGGTGGCGCACATATTGTTGATAAAGATACAATCATTCAACGCAAATCGATTGTAAAGCATGACCTTGGCTTCAAGAATACAATTTTACTTGAAGAAACAGATGAGGTTGTTAATGGCTACGCAATGAATATCCTGACAGTAGGTCCAATGGAAATCATTATGCCATCTGGCAATCCGGAAACCAAGGCAATTTATGAATCACATGGTATTAAAGTCCATGAAAGTCCAGCAAAGGAAATCGGTAAAATGGGAGGAGCCTTTGCCTGTATGACACTTCCAATGAAAAGAGGATAATTATGAAAATGAGTTTAAAGTACAATGAAGTTGAAAGTGCTGCAGCAGCATATCAATGGTTTTGTAAATTGATAAATGAAGAAGGTGATTATGTAACCAGCAGAGGTGAACAGACCAAAGAGGTTTTGAATGCTGGCGTTCTGATCAAGAATATCAGAGATCGTGTTATACCAATCTCTAACTTCAATGAACGTTTCATACTTCAAGAAACATACGATATCTTAAATGAAAATCAACCCAGGGTTATGCACTCTAAAGAGATGCTAGAAAAAACCATGGGTAATAGCAATAATATCATGTTCTTTGGTAATGAGATGCGTCAGGCTTTTAGCAGATGGTCGCTTCTTCGTATCAAAACTCTTTTTGAAAAAGATAAGTTCACAAGAAAGGCAATACTAGATTTAGGTAATAGAAGACCGATTGTGCATGCTCCATGTATGATTTACGCACATTTCATTATCAGAGACAATGCACTACACATGTTGGCTGAAACTAGGGGCACAGAAGTCTCCATGGGTTTTGTCAATGACATATATTTTTATACGATTATTCAAGAGCTGATGTACAATTGGCTTCTAGAAACCTATCCAGATCTTGAACTTGGAACTTTCTTATACAAAACTACATCACTTCATTATTTTACAAACAAGGATGGTGGCCCACTTTGGTCACAAGAGTTTATAGAATCTGATAGATCTGGTTATATCATAACAGATTTGAAATATTGTGATTATATAGCCGAGATGGGAGTTTTATACCATTATGTCGATGCCTATATGAAAGCAGGTGAAAGAGAAGATGTCGATGCGGGTATAATTACAACATACAGAGACTTAAAGAATCCCGATTTTAATAATTTTAAGCAAGCTTTTTTCTATAATTGGGCAAAAATACTAACAACAGATGAGTGATAAAGGCGGCAATACCAGTGCTTACAAAATTTACCATCAAGGTAAAATGAAATACTTTATCAAATCATTTCAGACAAATGGTTTTGATATCAGTAGCTTTACTTTTCAAAATTATCTCTACAATAATTTCAAATCAGATCTGAAGATCTGTAAGCCTATTAAGATAGTTTCTGAAAAGTCAAATGAGGTTCAAATCTATTATGAATATGTCAAGCCTATTGATTGGGAATTGACTGCAGACCGTGTTTCTTTCCTCGGTAAATCATTAGCAGAATTGCATAACTTCTGTTACTTAAAGAAAAATGAAATTTCATTACCTGATAAAGTTGCAGTTGTTGCAATGGGTAAATGGCAAGATGTTGAAGATTCATTTGATAAAGAACTTGCAGTCAGTATCAGAAAGGCAATCTATGATAACTTAAAGCCTTATGATAGAGATCAGATACGCATTCCTCTTCATCGTGACTTTAAGTTACATAACATTATGTTTGACGGTGAAAATCTTAATCTGATTGATTTTGATTTTGCAGCTATTGATAATATCGGCATAGAAATAATGTCGTTTATCATAGATTTTTACTATGAAACCAGGGATCAAAGTTTAGTATCTGATTTTATCAAAGCCTATAAACAAGAATCAAATCTTGACATAAATTGGACATCGGTACTAAATGACTATCTAGTCTATATGTGCGTTAATACATTTCCTTTCTATATGAGAGGTAGAATTGGAGAACATAACTTCAAGAACCTGCTTACTGAAAGAAATGGCAAACTAAATTTTACATACATCAATAAAGATTTCTTATATGAGAGTTTACAGAGGTGAAACATTTGCAGAAGTTTATAGAAAATCACTTTGGGATCTAATTAACGATCCTGAGCATTCAGTGTCGCCACGTGGCATGAAAATCAATGAAGTGGTAAACGCAGTTCATGTCGTTGAAGATCCATCTTCTTGTCTTTACTATAATGAAAGACGTAGCAGCCAATTGAAATATATTGCAGCAGAAACAGTTTATTACTTTGCTGGTCGTAGAGATCTTGGTTTTATCAAGAAGTTTGCCTCTTTCTGGGAACAGATTGCCAATATTGACGCAACTGTCAATTCAGCTTATGGTAATCTAATCTTTACTGAGGTGAATAAGGCAGGTGTTACACAATGGGATTGGGCGTTTCAGTCTCTAGTTAAAGATAAAGATACTAGACAGGCTATTCTCCTGTTTAATAAGCCAGACTATCAATACTTTGGTAACAAAGACGTGATCTGTACCCTTAATGGTATCTTCAACATCAGAGATAATAAATTGAATTTCACAATTCAGATGCGTTCAAATGATGCCATTCTTGGAACTCCAACTGATTTTGCATTCTTCTGTTTATTACAAATGCAGATGCTAAAGCTTCTGAAAGAGAAAGCGTATCCTGAATTAGAACTGGGTACATTTACCCATATTGCAAATTCATATCACGTCTATGAAAGGCACTTTGGTCTAATACAAGACATGCTGTCTGGTTATTTTGAGCCATCTTCATTCGAGCCAATCAACGAAAACTTTATCAATTATGAAGGTAAACCTACTGCAGAATTTGAAAAGTTAACACATGCTGTTGAATATGGTACATCATACGAAACAGAAGATAAATTATTTAATTGGATATATGAAAAAGCAAGAATCTAAGTTCTTTGTTACCAGTGATACTTTTTTCGGAAGGGTCAATAAAGCCGCTGAAAGGGGCTTTGCAACCGTTGAGGAAATGGATGAGGCCCTTGTCGAAAACTGGAACGCAAAAGTCGGCAAGGACGATGTTGTCGTACATCTGGGTAATTTTGCATGGACGCCAAATCATGTTGAGGAAATACTAGAAAGACTAAATGGCACCATAATCTTCTTGCTCGGCGACAGAGATCAGGCTCTCGCAAAAGTTGCTGAAGTTAACGAAGATATAAAATTACAGCAAGAGCAAATCCTAACACATGATAATGTCATACTGTCTCACTGGCCACTTGAAATATGGCCAGGCAAAGATAAAGACTTCTATCACTTTCATGGCCACGCTGAACCTGGATTAAGAACAGATATCAAATTGATGAAAAGGGTTAACGCATGCTGTGACCATTGGTCTTTAGCGCCGATAGAAATAAAAGACACTATTGATCTTCTAAGTGATTTTATGTAAAGTTTTCAGCAAAAGACTATATGTTTATGTTTTTTGTTGTTATATTTACACTATACATAAAATATATGACAGAAACTACAAAAAATCTGATGCTTGACTTTCAAGCAACTAAAACCCACTCATCATTTACTAAACTTTATAAGAAGCTTGCGCCAAGCCTTAAAAACTACATCAGAGGTATTGTAAAAGACCAAGATGTAACTGAAGATCTTCTGGCTAATACGTTTGCCAAAATCTATACCAAGATCGACCAATATGACCCACAATGGCAAGCTTCTACTTGGTCATATACTATCGCCCATCGTGAATGCCTACGTTGGATTAAAAAAGAAAGAAATACCCGAGTTTCGCTTTCATACTTTAATGAAAACGGCTCAGATGTAGTTTCAGATGATGATGTTGTATCAATCAGCAACAGCAATAATAGTAAAATTGAAGTTGAAAATTACAAAACTGAAGATCAATGGCTTGATGAAGATCGTCAGTTAAACGAACAGTTTGATTTTGCAATTGAGTCAATACAAAATCTGAAACCAATGTATCGTGAAATCCTGACAGACAACCTGATCAAAGGCATGAAGTATCGTGAAATTGCCGATAAACATAAATTACCTTTGCAGACTATTAAAAACCGCATTCGCCGTGCCAAGCAACTGGTAGCTGAAAGCTTAACAGGTGAATTTGGTGAAATCGATATATAAAATGTAAAAAATCAAACCCATGAAAAACTTTGGAGAATTTGTAAACGAGTCAAAAAAGAATCATAAGGCCAAATCAGTGAACGAGGCTAAGAAAGCTGATATCGAAAACAGCGTTGCCGATCTTTATGCTTTTGCAGGACCGAAGACTAAGTATGATGAAAGAATGGTTGAAAGATATGGCCAAGAAGTAGTTGATAAAGCTATAGAAATGGCTCCAGCAATTATTGCATACCAGAAGAAGATAAAGGAAATGACCAAAGAGGTTAGCAAAAGCCCAGAGGGTAAAATGTTAATGAAAGTAATTTCTAATGCTAAAGGGTATGGAGGTGAGCACTACACCGGCGTTACAGTCGGCGAATTATTTAATGTTTACTCAAGATAATAAAAATCAATAAAAGACAATGATTAAGAAATTTGCAGAAAGAAACAATGTTGTAAATGAGGCTAAAATGCCAACTGTTTCTAAGGAACCCATATTCGAAAACAAAGTCATATCAGAAGAGGATGCTGCAAAGCAAGCTATACTGGATTCTTTGAAGGAGCTTCAAGATGAGTTTTCAGGTCATGTTGATGACGTTCTTGCCTATCTTGAAAGCACTATAGAGGACTATGAAGAATATCTCAGCAAAGAGACATATAAACACGTAGATGACTTATTTACACATATTTCAGAAGCGCAAGTTTCCTTAGTCAAAGCAATTATTTCACTAAGAAAATAAAACTATATCAGGCCGGTTTAATTACCGGCCTTTTTATGTCTAAACTTTACTAAAGTATAACGTATAAAAAAGAAAGAACATGTACTTAATAGATCTTTGGAACGATATTACAATTTGGTATAAGTATGCCAAGGTTACCAAGAGTAATCGAAAAAAGCTCGAAGAGAAAAAACTCAGAGTCGATTGGGCAGGTAGAATATACACTGTAGTCAATGTACCAGATGAGCTTAAAAATTATCCAAATATCGAGATGTGGGTTATGCAACAACTTGGCCCATATAATGATGTTCTTTTAGAACTCGGTATAGCAGACTATTCATTTCCTGAAGTTCAAAGAATTGAAGAGCCTGGTGTCGATGCCTATCTTGTTGTTATGTACCCTGAACTTAATAGCATAAGCTTCTGGCGTATCATACTTGAGATTGCAAAATGGGCCGGAATTGTGATTGCAATTAAAATAGGTTACAGCATCTGTATAGAAAATAATGTTTTTACTAATATAGGAAATTTCTTCTCTAAATATGTCTGATTATAATATAAAGCGAGTAAACCTATTAGGTAAAAGATTCTATGATGTCGAAGGTTGTGGTGTATTTCCAAGTGTAACGACAGTTTTGTCTTCTACTGGAGATAAATCTGGTCTTGAAAGATGGAGAAAGCGTGTCGGTGAAGATGAGGCCAAAAGAATAGGCGAAGAGGCAACCAGTAGGGGTACAGTGATGCATAAACACCTAGAGCTTTATCTAGGTGAAGATCTGACCAAAGATAAAACTGAACTTCTTGCTCTATCTAGCGAAAAAGCCAAGACAGACGATGAGATAAATCAGTTTAACGACAAGGCAAAAGATCTCGGTGAAGACCTGTTCATGAAGTTCTATAACCATGATGACTTTTTTCCTAGAGTACAAGAGACTATATTCCAAGAAAGGTTCTTATGGTTTAATCAAGGCGAATTTGGATATGCAGGAACTGTAGATAATTTTAGTCTCCTGAAATGTGGCAATAGAAAAGTGATTGACTTTAAAACAGCCAAGAAACCCAAGGATGAAGACTGGATAATGGACTATAAGTTACAGGTTTCGGCATATGCTATTGCGATCTGGCAGAGAACTGGTATCAAGCCAGATGGTGGCGAAATCTGGATCGCTAATGAACTGACACCTGATCCTCAGCGTTTTGTTTTAGACTTTGATGAAATTAGATTTTTCTTTAGTCTTTTCAAAGACAGATTAAAAAGATTTAACGAAATAAAGAAAAATGCAGAATTGCGCGGGGTCAATATATAAATAAAATCAATATAGGACAGATGGCAATCAAAAAATTTACACAGTTCATAGCTGAAAAACAAACAGATAAAGAGCTGAAGAAAAAAGCCGAAGAAGATCTGGGTCAAGTTGTTGATAAGTGCCCAAGATGTGGTGCATCCTTTCATGATTGTATCTGCCCGGAAATTGATTACTATAGTACTGTAAACATATACAGAACGCCTAAAGGCGAAGTTAAAAACGGAAAAAGCAAATAACAATGATAAACACTCTTAAACAATGGTACTGGGCAATTACACTCGTATTTTGTGCCCTTTTATTTCTAGGTCAATGTAGCACAAGCAGAAAGATTGCTACACTTAAAAAAGAAAATGATGCACTTCAGGCTAAAGTTGATAGCCTACAGGCACCTTTAACCGAAAAGGAAACAAAGGATCTGGTACAAAACATCATGTTCGATTTTCTTATTTTTGAAGATGATCTTGATAAATCAAAAACAAGTCTCACTGATATAAAAACTAAAATCGAAAGAGACTAATGTTTACACCCTTGACTATGATACCCTTTGTTGGAAGCTGGATTAAAAACCCATTTAGTAAAAATAACATAACAGGAACACTTGCAATAGCTTTAGGCATTTTCATACTTCTGAATATGAAAAGCTGTAAAAAGAATGCCGAGCTAAAAGCTGAAATGGAGTTCCAAAAAAATGTTGCAACCAATAATTACGACGCATTAAATGGCGAAGTTAAAACACTTAAGACCAAGAATGGCGAATTAGAGTATTCAAAGACAATACTTTATACAGACATGGAAGGTCTTAAGAACCTGAATAGTAACTTATATGAAGAGTTAAAAAAGGAGAAAGGCAAAGTTAAAGTCATAACAGATGTCGAAACTGTAATTGAGTATGTGCCAGTAACTATACCAAATACTGTTACATCTTTTGGCTCAGGTAAATATGGCTTATCATTTACTTCAACCTATAGAGATTCTGGTCTTTACTCTCAAATAGAAGGTATCAGTAAGTTCAATATTAAAGATAACGTTGTTTCTCCTGATTCTACTTCAATAACTAAGAACTCTCTTAAGATAGATGTAATTTATGGTATGAGAGAGATCGATGATAAAATTGAAGTATTTGCCAGAAGTGCATCACCACTGGTAAGTTTCAATGAAATACAGGGCGCTTATATCATGAATAAAGGTAACACTCTTTTACCGGATGATAAGCCTGTTTCAAAACCAATTAAGTGGTTGTTAGGACCGCAGATTGGTTATAACTATAACTGGCCTGCTGAAAGGTCTAATGTACAAATACTTGCAAATCTACAAAGAAGAGCGGGTAAATTTACTCTAGGCTTCCAAACAGGTATAGTAAGAGGCATAGAAAGCCAGCAAACGGATTTGAGATTAGGTCTCAGATTCCAATATAATTTATTTCAATGGTAAAACTTCTTTCATTCAAAGATTTTGTAGCAGAAGCAACTATAGGTGGTCAAATGTCACCAAACATTAGCTTTGCTCCAAATCTTGCTTTTGCCCCAATGGCTGAAAATCCTCAGCCAGACCCAGGTGAACAAGATCATTTGAATATGCGAAACAGGATGAAGAAGAAAACCCCAAAAAAGAAGAAAAATGAAGAAGGATAACGTAATAAAATACGGTATAATATCAGTATTTATCAGTCTATATCTGATCGTGTCGACGATCTCTATGATACACTCGATCGATTTCTTCGGTCTGTCTAATAGTAAAAGTATGGCATTAGCATTGGCTACTGCTTTTGAAATTGGACAAGTTGCTGCACTCTGTGGTATACTTATTTTAGATAAAACAAACAGATTTGTAATCTGGTCACTTTTCTTGCTGTTGACGTCAATGCAGATCATGAGTAATGTTTATTTCTCATATAAATATCTGGGTGACTATTCAACATGGGCTGAACTGTTTGGCCTAGGCGAAGAAGAGCCTATATTCCAAAAGAGAATGTTGGCAATTATTTCAGGCGGTATATTACCAATAGTTGCTCTAGGTTTTATCAAATCTCTTGTTGATTATTTAAGACCTGCAGGTGAAGAGGAAGTAAAAGTAGATGCAGAGCCAAGAGAAGACAAAGTAGTTACAATTACTGAAACTGAAGAAGAGCCTGAGATCCTAAGTGACAAATTTGATTCGACTATAAATATATCAGATGAGCTTGCTCCTGTTAAAGACGAGACTGTGAAAGAAGTCATGACTAGGAAAGTTGAAATGCCTAGAACACCTGGCCAATATAGAGATCCTATAACAGGCGGTGGAGCTATAAAAAACAAGGGAAAATAATAAGAATGAATGGCAATATGTAATGCTATTTCAGAATGTGGTTCAATATATGCTTCAGTTGAATGTTTAGCTGCAGTAGTACAGGGTGAGAGCTACCACTATGAAATTCAACTCACTAATGCTGACGGTACCCCGTTAGATTTAACACTTTACGATGCTATCGTAATGAAATTATATGGTGAAGCCGTAGACATTACTTATGAGAGTCTTTATTATGGTTACTGGGGATGGCCATTTCCTTTGAATAGCGAAATTCAGAATGAGCTTTATGTCTTACAAACAACTGAAGTGCCTTCAGGCACTACTGTGCCGATTATAGTTAATGAAGGCATGATAGCATTTGATCTAGACTATGAGCTGACCAGATATTTCAATACTGGTAAATTATACGCAGAAATTAAACTTAAACAACAAAATTCAGGCACTGGAGGATTCCTTGAGCAGCCTGTTTATACAACAATAACTTGCTTAAAAATAGGAAATGTGAAAGGTTCTAAAACCAGAGATTTCTTCTTCTAAACAAAGAGACTAGGAATGCCGATACCTTTAAATGAGCCACCACAGAGGATAACGAATGAACCGCCTACAGGGGTCATTAAGTTAACCAGAGAGCTTCAATTACTGAAGCCTGTGCTCACGTCTGATGGTGTCTTTACTGATAGAATTACTCTTAACAATACATTTCTTGTTCTTGACTGGAATAACTGGCCTGAACTTGAATACGACGTCGTCGATGATCTTTATCAAATTAGAATAGGGGCATCAGGCACTAGTGGTACTGGTGGAATAGGAGCAGCTATCACAATTTTAGACGAGGGTAATCCTGTTACAACTAATGTCAGCTCAATCAATTTTGTAGGTGATATAATTACAGCACAGTCCCTAGATCCTCTCGATCCAACTGCAGTTACTGTAACTGTTACTACTCCTGCCCAAACCGAATTTTATTCATGTTCACCATGGCAGATTTTAAGTACAAACAATACTCCGGCACTTCTTTCTACAAATAACGGCCGTGCAAATCTTAACGATAATACACCGCAATTTGTCAACACTCTATATTTACATGTAGATGACTTTAACGGTACAGATCAGGCTACATGGATAGATTCATGGCAGGACAGTGGAGCATATGGCTATATTAGTTTAACTGGTATTACAACTGGCGCATACCTAAATGGTTATGTCACTGGTACTTTCCCAGGCACTAACACAAGAGAGATATACATAAATGTACTTTCTTATAGTTCAACTGATTTTATAAATGGTGAAAAACTAGTTGTTTGTTTTACACAAAACGGTGCAAATGGTACATCTGGTTCAAGTGGTACATCAGGAACTAGCGGAGCAACATACGGCACCAGTGGCTCATCTGGTACTAGAGGCACTAGTGGTACCAGCGGTAAAGGTACATCTGGCTCATCAGGTTCATCTGGCTCATCGGGTTCAAGTGGTACTATAGGTACTTCAGGTACGTCTGGTACTACATTTGGATCTAGTGGTTTAGACGGTACAGCAGGTACAAGCGGTACTACTGGTATAGATGGTTCAAGCGGTACATCTGGTCAAAATGGTACCAGCGGATCATCCGGATCCTCAGGTTCATCAGGAACCAGCGGTGTTACAGGTTCATCAGGAACCAGCGGTGTTACAGGTTCATCAGGAACCAGCGGTGTTAATGGAACAAGTGGTATAGACGGTTCTAGTGGAACCAGTGGAGCTAATGGCACTAGAGGTACAAGTGGTACAAGTGGCAATACAGGTTCTAGTGGAACTAGTGGAGCTAATGGCACTAGAGGTACAAGCGGTTTATCAGGAACGAGCGGTAATGATGGTTTAAATGGTTTACCGGGTACTTCAGGAACAAGTGGTTCAAGTGGCACTAGAGGGACATCTGGATTATCAGGTTCAAATGGAACCAGTGGTGTAACAGGTTCGTCAGGAACAAGTGGTGTTAATGGTTCTTCAGGAACAAGTGGTGCCAATGGCACAAGTGGTTCAAGCGGCACTAGAGGAACATCTGGATCTTCAGGTTCATCGGGAACAAGTGGTGTAACAGGTTCATCAGGAACCAGTGGTGCCAATGGCTCATCAGGAACCAGTGGTGCCAATGGCTCATCAGGAACCAGTGGTGCCAATGGCACTAGAGGCTCATCTGGATCTTCAGGTTCATCAGGAACAAGTGGTAATACAGGTTCATCAGGAACAAGCGGTAATAATGGCTCAAATGGTACTAGAGGTTCAAGTGGCTCAAGCGGTACTAGTGGTGTAGGTACAAGTGGTACTTCAGGTAATAATGGCTCAAATGGTACTAGAGGCTCATCTGGCTCAAGTGGTACATCAGGTCCTGCAGGTTCTTCAGGTACAAGCGGTGCTGATGGTAATAATGGCTCAAATGGTACTAGAGGTTCAAGTGGCTCAAGCGGTACTAGTGGTGTAGGTACAAGTGGTACTTCAGGTAATAATGGCTCAAATGGTACTAGAGGCTCATCTGGGTCAAGTGGTACATCAGGTCCTGCAGGTTCAAGCGGTACAAGCGGTGCTGATGGTAATAATGGCTCAAATGGTACTAGAGGTTCAAGTGGCTCAAGCGGTACTTCAGGTAATGATGGTTTAAATGGTACATCTGGTAGTAGCGGTTCGTCTGGAACTAGAGGTTCTTCAGGTACATCTGGTAGTAGCGGTTCGTCTGGCTCATCTGGCTCATCTGGCTCATCTGGTTCTTCAGGCACTTCAGGTACTAGAGGTACTTCAGGTACATCTGGACAAGACGGAGCAGCTGCACCGGGTTGCTATGAGTATTTCTTAAAACTTAACGGTGCCACTGGAGGAAGCCCTTCAGCTCTGACTCCAGGTGAGGCATATCAAAACGTAGCAGCTGCTGCATCCATTACGGAATTTGCTATATACGAAATTGATGCTAACTCTCTAGATATTTCTTCTTTTCTAAATACTATAACAGCAGGTTGTACAATTACAGTAACTGGTCAGACAAGTGGAGCAACTCTTACTGCAACCATTGGTTCAGTAAACATCATATCAGGTACAATATATCGTTTTACAGGTTTAACTGTTATTGCATCTAGTGGTACTTTTATAACAGCGAATGTCGGTACAGAATTAGCATGGGTTTGTTTCTCATGTGCCGGTACAAGCGGTAATAGCGGTACTTCAGGTACAAGTGCTGTAGGTACTTCGGGCACATCAGGAGCTAATGGTCTTTCTTTAGTTACTACAACGACTGGAGGAGGTGTAGTAGAAGTTAGCCCAGGTTGTTTTCAAAATACGGGTGCTGCAGGTTTTGGTAACTATGTCTATAGCGACCAGGCCTACACAAATGCATATATTTCAGTTACTATATCAAATACTGGAGTATATGCAACAGGCTTAAGTACTAATCAAATACCCGTAGTTACATCACCTCCAGTAGCAGGTAATTATGACTATTGGATCTTCTTTGGTGCTGGAGGTACTGGTACAGCTTATGGCCCAGGTGGTGTTGTGTTAGCTAATTTTATAACACCTGGTTTCTTTTCAGCCGGTGATATTATAACAATCGTCTGGGATGGCTCACTTGCAACATATTATCAAAATGGTGTTGTAATAGCTACCACTACATTACCGCCTACAGGAGGAAACCCTCTATACGGTTCAACTGTTTTGAGCTCAACTGGTGACCAAGTATGTGACTTTATATTTGGACCAGTCGGACAAGGAGGTACTGGTACATCCGGTACTTCAGGCACAACAGGTCCTACAGGTACATCTGGTACTTCAGGAAACAATGGTACATCTGGTACAAGTGGAGCTAATGGTACAAGCGGTACTTCAGGTTCAAATGGCACTGCAGGTACTTCAGGTTCTTCATCAATATGCCCATGTATCTGTGCAGAATGGGTTATTAAACCTACAACAAATCCTGCAGCCGGTCAAGGAGTTCTAAATCCTACATTAGTTGCTACAGGTATTACAAGCATCAATCTACACAATACTGACGCTAATTCTATAAACCAGGCGGCTTGGTTTGCTACATGGACCGGAGGCGGTAATTGGATAATGGTTGGTCAGTCAAGTGGAGCTACTGCAAGTGGCTTTACAACTAGTGTTAATACATCGCCTGGTGGTTTTACTGGCGTGTCACTCGGTGTTACAGTTGTTAGCGGTTCTGGAACTTTTACAGCAAATGAAACTATAACATTCTGCTTTGATCCAACAGGAGGTGGAGGAACAGGTACTTCAGGTACATCTGGAACTAGCCCCGGAGGAGGTGGCGGTACATCTGGTACTTCAGGATCATCTGGAACCAGAGGCACATCAGGTGTAAATGGAGCAACAGGTCCTGCAGGTACATCAGGAACATCAGGTGCCGGAGGAGGAAAAGCTATAACGCCAATAGCAGAAAGTTCATGTCAAATTACAGACAATAGTACAATTTACGTAGGCGACTCGAAGGCAGGATGGGCAGGCCCCGGCTGGGATGTTCAGCGTACAGGAGGCTTGACGATCAGTATTAACAGTGCATGGTGTTTAATTAAAATACCAACAGAATTTACCGGCGGTGTTGATGCGTTTAAACTATGTGCTTCAGGTTATTGTGCTTCATGTGACGATTCTGACAATATCGGCGCAGCCGTATGGATTGTAAGTTGTGCAGATCTTGAAGGTGCTACAACTGATATTGATCTTGTACTCTGGGACAATTTTAGTACTAAGTATTATAGAAACGGAACTTTTTGTCTTACCGGATCAGATAAAGCCCCTAAGACAATTCCAGCATGTGATATGCTTCTTATAGGTTTTTATTCTACTGGTGGTACATCCGATACCGTTAATATAACCTGGCGATTAGACGAGGTATAAACAATTTAATAGTCAGTTGTATAATTACTAAAAAGTAATGCAGAGACTTTTAGTAATAACCCCACATCTTTCTACCGGCGGTTTACCACAATTTCTTTATAAAAAACTTACTGTACTCAAGGATCGATTTGAGATACATGTAGTAGAATGGGATGATATTACAGGTGGTGTCTTGGTCGTACAAAGAAACCTGATTAAGAATCTAGTTGGCCAAAATTTCTATACACTTGGCGCTAATAAAAATCAAATTCTAGAAATCATACAACGGGTTAAACCCAATGTCATTCACTTTGAAGAATTTCCAGAAACTTTTATAGACACTAAACTCGCCCAACGTATATTTTCTGATAAAGGATATTACATTACCGAAACTACACATGGTACTGGCTTTAAAAAAGAGGATAAACTTTTCAAGGCTGATAAAACCATGTTTGTTTCTGATATCAATTATACGCAATACGACTCTGTTACAAACAGGTCTGAGGTTATCAAACACCCAATAGTCAAGAACAGAGAGTCTATTTTATTAGAATTAGGTTTAGATCCAGATTATTTTCATGTCTTAAATGTCGGCCTATTTACACCTGGTAAAAATCAGGCTGAGATCATTGGATATGCAAGAAGGCTAAAGGATAAAAAAATACAATTCCATTTTGTTGGCAATCAGGCTGGTAATTTTGAAAGTTACTGGAAGCCAATAATGGATAGTCTTCCAGATAATTGTAGAGTATGGGGTGAGAGAAATGATGTCTACAGATTCTACAGCGCCATGGACCTGTTTCTGTTTACCTCTATGCTTGAGAATAGACCCCTTTCTGTGTTAGAAGCCTTAGCCTATAATATGCCAGTGCTGATGTACAATCTCGATAACTACGGCACCGAATTTTCAAATATCGAAGGTATAAGATTTCTGACAACATTTGAAGAAAATCTAAAAATGATTTATCCAGATATAGAAGAAAAGGTCGAAGAACCTTTCTATACACCCTTTGTTGAAATACAAGAAACTGTAGTAGATTTGCCAGAAGGAATACCATGCATACCATGTAAAAATAAGGTTACAGCAATGCATATCTTGACTGATATTGACACTCCTCGTGAAATTAGATCAATGCAGTCTTTGACAAAACTAAAAGATAGAAAAATCAACTATATTCCTGTAGTCAGTAAAAGATATACTGAATTACCACCTGCTGAAACATGTCAATATCCAGAAAGGATTAGCATGGAACCTGGAGGTAAACTTACACCAGGTCACTATGGTTGTTATCTAGGTCACAGAAAGGCATTTGAAATGGGTCTAGAAACAAATAGTGACTTTTTACTTATATTTGAATGTGATGCCGTGATAGATGTGCCAATGGCCGAGTTTATGAAAAAGCTTAACTATGCCTGCACTGTATTACAAGAAACTGATCTTTTCTGGTTTTCATTTGGTTTCCATAACAATACAAACATTATAGAAAAGAATGAAAATTATTGGATAGTTGATGGCTTCTTTGGAGCACATGCCTATCTGATACCTAAAAAATCATTCGCCGAATTTAAAGAAATGTATGAAAAGAGCAAATGGAATGTAGCAGACCTATTATTTGTAGAAAAACTAAGTCACAAGAAAGCCGGTATATTTGAAAAGCCTTTAACATTACAGGCTGCAGGTTATTCTATACTTGATAAAATTGAAACCAATGACAGACACTAGAAAAGGATTCATAATTACCTATTTTAAGACATCAGACCAGGGTGAGCAATTGCTTAAAGATCTTGTAGACACGATGAGTCGTGAAAACTATTATCTGGTTTTGGCTTCACATTCACCTGTGCCAGTTGAAATTTATTCAAAGTGTGATTACTATATTTACCAGGAATTAAATGTTGTAGATAATAGAAAATACTCACATGGCGTTGCAGAAAGCAACCTGATAGAACTTGCGCTTCTCCATCTAGCATATAAAGAAATTGAATGGACTTATAAAGTATGTTATGATATTCAAGTCAATGATGTAACCCATTTTGAAAATTGGATAAAGGATGGCTACAATTTTGTAACATGTAATTGGGGTGAATACTACGTTTGCACTAATTCATTTTATGGTAGCGTTGATTGGCTTTTATCAAACATAACATTCTACAAAAAAGTGAATGAAATGTTTTCAGACAGCAATGTACTTGAATTATGTTGGCAAAAATCAATAGAAAACAACGGTCTTAAGGGTGAAGTTTACACATGGTCAAACAAGACTGAGTTTTTTGGGCCTAATAAGATTGACATTCTTTATTATGACTATGACAGATTTCAGTTTTGGTATAGTGAAGATGAGCGAAGGTTTTATATACAAAATAATGGGTCTAACATCAGCTGTGAAGTTAAAATTTTTGAGTATTACACTGATCTATGCATTTACGGAAACAGATTTAATTTATCTACAAATGATTCCCACTGGGTAATTCCACCAATGTCTGAATTTGTAAATAATTGCAAAAATGGTTTTTATGCTGAATTTTACATTGACGGTAATGTCATTAGAAAAAACATAAACATTAGAAATTTTGAAGAAAAACATCCTCTTTCAAAAACATTTAAAGTCTTAAAAAAGGGTGAAAAAAGATTCGCAGAGTATGTTGCATTCAATGAATATCTCCAGTACAGACACTTAAATATAGATCTAGATAAAATTAAAAACTATGTAGATATTGGTGCTAATTATGGTTTTGCTAGTTTACCTTTCACGGAAAGAAAGTCTAAGATATACATGGTCGATGCGGATAAGGGTAATATAGATCTATTAAATGAGACATATGGTAATCGACATAATATAAAAATAATCTATAAAGCGATTTGTGATGTAGACGGTTCTGTAGATTTTTATAATGATGTACATAACAGCCTTGTTTCTAGTATAGATCCAATCGGACACGGTGGAGATAGTGTTAGAAATAAAGTCACTGTTCCTTCAATGACGATCAATACATTTATGGATAAGTATTTAGAAGAAGATGAGGTTGATTTAATGAAAATTGATATAGAAGGTGCAGAATATAGTTTATTCAGGGCTGCAACTGAAGCAAATCTTAAAAGAGTAAAAAGTTTTTTGATTGAGTTTCACGGTAATGATAATTTTCAAATAATGGAAATTATACAAAAATTGGCTAAATGTGATTTTAATTATAGAATCGATAATAGCTGGGGAAAAAATGACGAGTATATGGTTGAAAATAAAGCAGGTATAATTTATGCATGGAGATAAAGTAAAATCTAGACTAATTGGTGGTTTCATCGAAGTCGAAAACATTACAGGTCAGTTATTAAACAACTGTGTTGTTTCTTTGAGAAATATATTTTCAGGTAATCTTATTTTCGAAAAAACGACTCTTCGTCCGGGTGAAATAAAGAAGTTTCCGATAATAGGGCCTTCAACATTTAGAAGCCAATGGGAGGATGAAGCGCTTAACCTTAGGGTTTATAGCAACCATAGTCTTGTGCACAAGAAAATGTTTAAAGACAAAACTAAATGCTTTGTTGTTATATCAAATGATAAATTTGAAAAGATTGCTGAGCAGTTAATAATCGGTTTAACAAGATATTCAAACATTGATATTTTACATTATACCATAGGTTATAAGTCTAGCTTAAATTATAGATATCTCCAAAATATTGAATTTGATCTAAAGGGCGATATTAACGATCAGCAGTATATGCAATTTTCAAAGCCTCCGGTGTTTTTAGATGTCTTAAACAGGGGTTACAAAGCTGCTGTTTTTATAGATGCTGATGTGCAAGTTAGAAGCAATGTCGAAGATCTTTTCGGTTATATCAATCAGATAGAAGACGGTCCTGTATTCCATAAATCACCCCATGAGTTTACAGTTGTCCATAATATGTACATACCAGGCCCATTACTTTCGGGTTTAATGGATCTCGGTATAGAAAAACAGTTAGCGCCACAGGGTATTACAAATGTCGTTATATTTAATCAAACACATAGAGACCTATTTGAGGAATGGAATACACTTTGTTTTTCAAAAGAAATTGAAGAAATCAGAAAAACGGAGTTTTTACATGATGAGCTCCTGATAAATTGTTTAATGTGGAAGAAGGGAGTTAAACCAAAACTTTTCTTTCTGACAACAAATGTCAATACAATAAAAGACATTGAATTTTTCTACCATCATACTAAGAATTATTCCCCGCAGACAGATCTGAATGAATACGACCTTGGCTTTTTTGCACAATCTTTTATCAACTATGAATCGGAAACTATATGTGGATTCCATTGTGTTAAAGATCCTGAAGTTGCAAAAAAAATAAATGATCTAATATACAAAAATGAAATAGGCCTTAGTTTCAAAGATGAGATTACTAACTTCTATGAAAACTTAGAAGTTTCTGATACTAGATTCTTTGAAGAGAAAAAGCCCATAATGATTAACCACTATATAAATGGCCCTTATCTGGAAATAAAGGGTAGTGGCGATAGAAATTTCAATGTCAAGTTTCTCGACGGTAAATTAAATACTATTTATGAAAGTAGAATAGGTTGCAATATGTGGTCTAGACCGTCGGCGAGATATTATGATGAATACACTACACAGGTTTTCGAAAACGGTGAACTTGTATATGATGAAAAAATAAATCTTAAAGGTAAAAGGGTCTATATCAGTTTAGACTCAAGTTCTTTAGGCGACACATTTGCATGGTTTCCATATGCTGAAGAGTTTAGAAAAAAACATGGATGCCATGTAGTAGTTTCAACTTTCATGAATGACTTGTTTAAAGATCAATATCCAGATCTAGAATTTGTAGCACCTGGTACTAATGTCCAAGGCATTTATGCAATGTATAACATCGGCTGGTACTATGATGATAAAGATCAGCCAGATCTCTCCAGGAATAAAGTTGACTTTAAAGCTATACCTTTACAGATGACGGCCACTGAAATACTTGGTCTAGAATATAAAGAGGTTAAGCCACTTATCAAAGTTCCTAAAGTTGAAAAGAAGAAGAAGGTAGGTCTAGGTATACATTCAACGGCACAGGCAAAATACTGGAATAATCCAACTGGCTGGCAAGAGGTTACAGATTATTTAATAGCAAATGGTTATGAAGTTGTCATATATTCAAAAGAAGGTGACGACTACATGGGTAATAAATTTCCTAAAGGTGCCACTAAGTTTCCAAATGGCCCAATTGAAAATGTAATTGAGGATATGGCCTCTTGTGAATTTTTTATAGGCATTGGATCAGGGTTAAGTTGGTTAGCATGGGCAGTTGGTCTCCCAATGTTTTTGATTTCAGGATTTAGTGAAGAGTATTCTGAGCCTACAGAAAACGTGGTTAGAATCATCAATAAAGACGTATGCCATGGATGCTTTAACAAGCACAGGCTTGATCCTGGCGACTGGAACTGGTGTCCGTTACACAAGGGTACCGAAAGACAATTTGAATGTACTAAAAGCATTACAGGACAGACCGTTATCGGTAAAATAAAAGAAGTACTAAGCAAATAAGTATGGAATCAAACGAGGTTATAATTATTCTAGCACATTGCGATAACAGCAATAAACTTGAAATACTTGAGGAATGTATCGAATTGTGTAAAAAACAAAATAGGAAAATTATAATTTCAACAAATTATAAATTACCTGAAAGGATATATGAAAAAGTAGATTACATCGTATATGAAAAGGAAAACAGGTTAATTTACCATTATGAAAATATACCAAGTGGGTATAGTTTTTTTATAAATTTCCCAACATACTGGCATATTCAAAGGGTTGAGTATGATATCGGTTATGCTGCTTTACAATTGATAAAAAACGGTTTAAGCCTTTCAGTGCAAAAAGGATTTGTTAAATCACATTTTGTAAATTATGACTATCTAATACGCGAAGAAAACTTTTTTGAAAAATATGCAGCACTGTTAGGCTTAGAATATGATGCTATTTCATATTATTTTTGCCATGATTTTTTCTTTAACACTGGCATGTTTTCAGTCATTAACAAAACATTTTCTGAGACTTTAAAATCAGTTAATAATGTTTATGAGTATAGCAAATTACACAATGATGCCATATCATATAATGGTAACAACGGCGTTCTTGAAGGTATGCTGGATTATCTTTTTTATAAAAATAATTTAAAGTATCTAAAAGTAAAAGAAGAAAAGCTGGACGCAGAAATCAACGATTTCAATAAATTGTGTATCTTTTCAAGAAACAATTTTATAGAAAATACAGATATTGAAGTTTATAAATCAACCGATGGTTTAGACTATTATCTTACGTTTATAAATCCCGGAAACGATAAATCTGACATAATAGAAATAAAATCAGAAGATGAAATTATATCAATTAAATTCAATGAAATAATAGAGTATGTCAATGGTATAACAGGAATGCCCTTGTTTGTATTAAAGTTATCTGATAGTCTAGCCGGTAAAAACATTATAGTCAATGTACCGACTAGGGGTTCTAAACTTATTAAGAGCAACTATAGTATAGCATCATGTGAAATACGCGACAAAAGAATTATATTTACAGATGATGTCTTAATACAAAAATCGAATTAAACAAAACTGATTATAACCTTACAAATCAAGATTATGGACAATAGAAATAAAGAAATTGTAATTATACTTTCACATTGCGATAATCAACGTAAAGTTGATAAGTTAAAAAAATGTGTGAATGTAATAAAAGAACAGGGTTACCCAATTATTATTTCCAGTCATATTAAGGTTCCTGATGACTTTTTTCCTGAGGTTGATTATGTTGTCTGTGATTCAGATAATCCGGTTATAAACAACATGGATAGTAATGAGATACCGTCCGGTGCACCTAATATATGGTTTAAAGATGATTCATATTACCAGGTATCATACGTGAGATATAATTATTCATACGCAGTAATGAAGCTCATGAAATCTTCTGCAGGTGTTGCTTATGCAAACGGGTATGAAAAAATACATTTCATCAATTATGACTACGTTATTAACGATCCTGGCATACTAAAAAAGCATTTAATTTTATTAGAAAAACATGACATAGTCGGTTATAATGAAAGTTATGAAGATCAAACTTACTTTAGTACAGGTATCTTCTCTGTAAATGCGCAGCCTTTTGTGTCAGCTTCAAATTCTATAAATTCAAAGTCTGATTTTCTTTCATATGGGCAACCTATTTTAGAAAAATTTATACACGAGTATTATCATAAAAAGGCAGGTTTAAGCATAGAAAACTCTATGCATATAGACACTATAAAAAATTCATGTGAAATAAACACCGAGGCGACATTTAATGGTATTATAGACGGTTTTAACGGTATCTTTTATTTGTTTTTTGCAAAAGACGAAGTCAAAAATAGTTACTATATTTCAACATGGGTAAATTCTGATTCATCAAAGCAGATTTTTTTGACAATTGATAATAAAAAAATTACAGTAGATACCTTACCATTTAATCAAAAAACAATAATAGACGTTACTGAAATTATAAAAAGTGGTAAAGTTATCAATGTTAGCGTTCCTGAATATCAATTCACAGATCAGTATCACCTCTTATATGAAACATCATACTGTGAAATACTCAACAATAATATAGTCAAAAGCATTGACAGTTTTGATTCCGTATTATTAAATGACGCCAATATTAAACCAAGAGCTTTTTCTGAAATTTCTAATAGCTTTGGTAGTGATAAATCATGGTATCATAAATATGACAAGGTATATCCTGACTTTCTAGAAAGATTTAGAAATGAAAGCTTTAATTTATTCGAAATAGGAATAGAAGCAGGCGGATCGTTCAAGTTATGGCAAGAATATTTTCCATATGCAAGAATATATGGAATGGACATAGGCGTTGCCTTTAAAAATGAAAGAGGTGAAGTTTTTATCGGGGATCAAAGTAAAAAGGAAGACCTTGAAAGAATTGCTAATACTATAAAAGATAAGTGTAAAGTTATTATAGATGATGGTAGCCACGTAGCTGAGCATCAGCTTAAAACCTTTTACTATTTTTTCGAAAATCTATTAGACTATGGTGGAGTTTACATTATAGAAGACATAGAATGTAGTTATTGGAAGCCTGAGGTACATGTTTATGGTTATGAGAGCGGCCACTTCAATATAATCGACTATTTCACAAAATTAAACCATACCGTAAACAGTCACTATAGTTTACATGTAAATAATCTAAATATAAAATCTATAACATTTGCTTCTAATTGTATTATAGTAACAAAGAAAACAGAACATGATATAATAGAGGATAGTCAAAGATTTTATAGATTTGGAAATTTACTATGAAAATAAACTACTATAATAAACAAATCTATTACAAACAATATAAATCAAAAATAATAAAGATTATGACACAAGATCAAGCACTTTCAGTTTTAGTACAAGCAGCCAGAGTAGCTCAGGCAAAAGGAGCATTCACTCTAGAGGATGCTAAAGTAGTTGCAGAAGCAGTTGCGGTATTTACACCAGCTCAAAAAGAAGAGTCTGAAGTTACACCAACAGTTGACGCTGTAACAGAAGAAAGCGGTAACTAATCGCTTTCTATGCGAATTGCCATCGCACCACCTAAATCTGGCCTACAAGATTACATAGACTGGTTATCGTTACACTTTTCTATTAGCGTTTTAGAGCCAGATGAGGACCTTACTAATTATCAAGGTCTAGTCCTTACAGGCGGTGCAGATATTGGTAAAAACCCAGAGCGCGACAGGATAGAAAAGATCTATCTTGATCGCGCTCTCTTTTTGGGTATACCTGTTTTAGGTGTATGCAGAGGTCTTCAATTAGTCAATCTACATTTAGGCGGTACCCTATTAGATGATATAGAAGAGACTGTATGTAACCACGGCTTAGACAGAGAGCTTCTTTCAAGAGATGGCATGAAAATATCTCAAATGCCATCTAGTTTCCATGACGTCTTTTTTGAAAACACGGTCATTAAAGTTAACTCAAGGCATCATCAGGCTATAGATATACTAGCGGACAGCTTAATATCACATGGCGTAGCCACTGATGGAATAATAGAGATGGCAGGCAACGATCAGTTTGTACTTGTCCAATGGCATCCAGAAAGACCTGAAGTTAGAGACATGATATGCTCTACCATGGTCATAGAAAAATTTAAAGATTTGATAAATGAAAAAGCAAGTCAAGATCAAGCCAAGCATAGTCAAGCCAGATAGAGTTCCTGCTCAGATGCCAACTGTCAGAAGGGGCTCAGGCGGCCCAGATGACAATGGCGGATCACATATGGATGCAAGGCAAAGGGCAATGGCTGAAATAGCCAGACAGAATTACAACAAGGTAATGGGCAGAAGAACCGGTAAAGACTATAGCGGTTACGTGGGAGATCCTCTTACTAAAAATATGTCACAGATCGGCGATGCTAAAAGGTCAGATACTGTATTTATTATAGGAGGAGGCCCATCCCTTATAGGTTTTGATTTTAATTCACTTACAGGTCGTGATACAATAGTTGTAAATAAAGCTGTAGAGTATGTGCCAAATCCTACATACTTTATAACAATGGACTATTCTTATCTTTCAAAATCAGAACACTGGATAGCCAATTATTCTAAAAGAGGTATCAGTACTGTGTTTGTTGCCAATATGACAGGCAATCTAGCAAAAAAGGAAGAAATATATGTAGACACTAAGTTTAATATACGTTATACTAAACTGGGTGAGTTTAACTATGTTATAGAGTCTAAATATAGAATACATCCGAAAACAGGATTTGGTAAAACTTTAGGAGATTTTGCACATGGTGACAACAGCGGATTCTGCGCTGTACAGTTGGCTATTTTACTAGGGTATGAAAAAATATATTTGCTAGGTTTTGACATGAAGGCGGAAAGAAATACTAAAACGCATTTTCATGACGGTTATAAGGGCTCTAGTAGCATAAGAGGCAACATTGCAGGCTATGCAGAAAATATGAAAAACGCTTTAAGGTTAGTAAATGAACCAGAAAGGATCATCAGCTGCTCTCAGAGCAGTTCATTAAACCAGTACATCAAATTTAAAAATTATGATGACATAAAGACGCAGTATTTTATACAAGAAGATAACATACAAGAAGATATGGAACAAAACAATATTAAGGGATTATCGAATCTAGTGATTGTTGGTTATTACACCGTAAATACACCCTATCAAAATGAGGCGGTTAAGCTAATCAATTCATGTAAGAGGCTCGGCTTAAACCATGATATTATTGGAGTTGATAATCTAGGTAGCTGGCAATCAAACACTAGATATAAAGCAAAATTTATGGGTGATATGCTCTTAAAGCATCCCGATAAAAGGCTTTTATATGTAGACTGTGACGCAGTAATACACAGGTTACCTGATCTATTTAAGAGTTATTCAGCAGACATCGCAGTTAGATTCCAGGACTTCAAATGGAGAAAGAATGAATGTCTTAGTGGAACAATCTACATGGAAAACAATCTTAAGACCAGAAAGCTTTGTGAAATATGGGGTAAGATTAACAAGAGTGAAGGCCCACAGGCTAAAACATTTGAACAATGGAATTTAGGTGCTGCAATTGAACAAATGGCTAAATCAGACGGTCTGGTCTGTAAGAACTTACCACCTGAATATACATTTATTTTTGACTCAATGAGAAAAATGTACCCAAATGCGGTTCCAGTAATTGAGCATTTTCAAGCAAGTAGAAAATATAAACATAAAGTATGATAGTAAGTGAAAAAAATAAATACGTGTTTATTTCTGTAATGAAATCAGGCACGCATTCAATGTATGAGTATTTAGTTAAAAATTATGGAGGCAAGCATTTTACAAGAGGTAAAATTCTAAATGCCGGAGGAAAATATCACACAAATATCATACCTAAAGAAAATCAAGATTATTATAAATTTACTCTAGTTAGAAATCCCTATAGTAGAGCCATATCAATATACAATGTCTGTAAAAACATAGAACCATATAAAGAAGACTATGTAAATAAAATAGGACATGATTTCTTGAGCTTTTGTAAATGGCTTTCTAGTAATAATTGTAAAAAAGATCCAGGTAGAGCAGGTTTTGTTGCAAGACCGCAATCTGAATGGTTGCGCCCATGTGGCAAATTCGACAAAATTTTACATGTGGAAAATGTTGAAAGTGAACTTAAAGATCTACCTTTTATAGATAAAGATATCCCATTTCCTAATTTATTAGAGAGGACAGATAAAAGTAAATGGAAAGAATTTTATAATCAACAGACTGCTGATCTTGTTTATAAATGGGCCCAAAGGGATTTTGAACTGTATGGCTATGATAAAGAATCTTGGAAATAAAATTTAGACATGGACATAAATAGTTACTTCGACAAAATAGTCTGCATCAATCTAGAAAGAAGACAAGATAGATGGAAGGAGTCAAAAAAAGAATTTGAAAAACACGGTCTAGATGTTTTAAGAATAGATGCAGTAGACGGGAATCCAATGGGATGGACTAAAGACTCGATGTTTCCTGGTCGCCATGATGGTGCCCTCGGCTGTATTGCTAGCCATGTAAATGTGTATAAAATGGCCAAAGAAAACGGCTGGAAAAATGTTTTGATAATCGAAGATGATTGTGAATTTATAGACAACTTAAATGAAAAATTCAAGTCATCTATCAAGACATTACCAGAAGATTGGGACATGTTATATTTTGGAGGAACCCATAAAACAAAAAATGGTAAATTTATACCAGAGAATTTCAATCAACACTTTGTTAAAGCTAAAAGAATACTTACAACCTCGTGTTATGCTGTTAATAATACAATGTACGATATTATTCTAAATAAAGTTTTAGAAAGAGAACCCACATTTGAGACAACCATTGACGGCTACCTAGCAATATACATGCAACCTATTTGTAAAACTTATGCGTATCATCCTCCTATTGCCTGGCAAAGAGCAAGTCATAGCGATGTACAAAACTCATTTAGAGATTATTCACATCTAAGAAAAAATAATATAAGAGACTGATATGCCTATAAGCCATAAACATAAAATAATTCTTATACATATTCCTAAAAATGCCGGAACTTCAATCGCTAATTCATTAGAAATGACGGACATGGGACATCATAAACCCCATTATTATAAAAAGAAATATCCAAAAGAATGGGCATCATACAAGAAAATAGCAATTATTAGAAATACATGGGATAGATTTGTCTCAAGTTATGAATATGCCAGAATGGAGGAAAGTTATTGGCATTCTGTTACTGGTAAGGCTAGGTATTCAAAGCATCCTGATCTAGATTTATTAAAAAACATTGAGTTTAATAAATGTGTTATAATGTTTAAAGAACAACCAGAGCTCTTTAAGCACCAGGGGTGGCACAGCCAGTGTAGTTACATATTTGATGAAAATAACGATCTAATGGTTGACATACTGATAAATTATAAAAATCTTGAAAGCAAGATACATGAACTCACAGGAGTAAAGATAAAAAATCAAAACAGCAGTGGCCATAAAGATTATAAATTATACTACGATTCTGATAGTATAGAAGTAATCTCTGAGGTTTACAAAAGAGATATAAAATTATTAGGTTTTACATATGAAGACTAAAAAAATGTTGAAGACGAATAACTGGTTTAACTATCAGGATTTCTATGAGAGTATGGCATCTATTAAAAAATATAAAACATATGTCGAACTAGGTGTATGGAAAGGCCACTCTGTTAGCTATCTAGCATCTAAGCTCAAAGGTCGTAATGTCAAAATATATGCTGTAGATATTTTCGAAGACTGGGATAAAAATAAAAAGGTATTAGACGAGGTTAAATATGTCACAGAGCTTTATAACGAAAATCTAATAAACGAAGGTGTCAGAAATATGATAACAGATATTAGATCTATTTCCTGGGAAGCAGCAGATAATTTTAAAGAAGGTGAAGTTGATTTTGTATTCATCGATGCAGATCATACATATAATTCCGTCATAAAGGATATCAAAGCGTGGTTGCCTAAAATAAAAAAGGGCGGTATAATAAGCGGTCATGATTATTTTACATCACCTGGTGTAAAGTCTGCAGTAGATGAATTATTAGGTAAAGTAGAAAGTGATAGAAAACAAAACATCTGGTATAAAAAAGTATAACATGGCATATATTACACCAAAATTAGTAAAATTCGGAGAAAGCAAGAATCTGCGTAGTTCTATAGGTCATGCCATGTATAATTACATAACAGCTTTGATAATAGCCCATAAATTTAATCTAAATTTTATACATCAACCTTTCACACATGATACAGAAAGGTTTGAAAGGGTGCTAGGATTGTGTAATAAATTTCCAAAAATAAAATCAGTTAAGAATCCGGAATTTGTAAAAATAGAAAGAGTAGATTTTGGCCATATATCTAAAATACCTGAAAAAGAGTTAAATGCGAAGTTAGAAGGAATAGGTAAAATCGTAAAGAAGGGTAAACCCAACACGGTTTTTATAATGGGCGATAGTCGACAATTTCCAGGTAATCTTATAAAAGAATCTGAATTTTTAGTAAAATACATTTCTGATGCATACTGGTCTGTTAACTCTAGAAAAAATAGTTTTTACGATAAGTCTTTTACTAATATCGCCATACACATAAGAAGAGGTGATATAGTAAATGATCCTACACATCCAACATATGGTAGATGGAAAGACAATAGCCATTATCTACAGATAGTAAAAGACATCAATAACGTAATACCTAATGCTAAATTTTACATTTTCTCAGAGGGCATACCAGAGGATTTCAGCGAGTTTAAAGAATTTAATAACCTTGATTTAGTACTAAATGGTAGTGATATCAATGCTTTCTATAATCTTGCAACAGCAGACGTACTAGTTACAGGTCAGAGTACATTTTCAACAATTCTTGCGTATATCAATCCAAATAAAGTTATTTATACACCGTGTTTATCTTTTACCATGTTTGAGAATTATAGTAAGCGTTTTATACACTACGAAAAAATACTTGATGAATTATAAAATTTATATAACTAGTAATTGGGGTTTAGATCATGAAAAATTCATGAATTATCTAAAGAAACAAACACCCGGTAATAAAGGTGTATGGGATAATATTGAATTGACATATAAAATGGAAGACGCTGATTTTATCGTTGTTCAAGATGATTCAGACCAAGGGATAATAGATTTTAAGAAAGTTATTTTTTTCGGCCGTGAACCCAAGCATATTAAATATCGATGCTGGGATAAAGAAAAATGTTTTAAGGTTTTTCATCATGAAAATAGCAACAGTTGGTTACCACAAACATGGTGGATAGGTTTAATTTATGATGACCTAATCAATCTTAAATACATGAAAACTAGGAATCTGAGTATAATAGATTCTGGTAAAAAGCAAAGAGGTGGTCATATAACGAGATTTAATTTTATCAACAGTCTTATTAAAAAATATCCTAACGAGTTCGACGTTTTCGGTAAAATCAATGGCTTAATTTTACCAGAAAGAGATAAGAGTAAAGCCCTACTAGATTATAGGTATAGCTTATCAATTGAAAATGGCAGGACAGATTATTATTTTTCGGAGAAATTCGTAGATCCTATTTTGTGCTTGACTATGCCTATCTACTATGGGTGTAAGAAAATCGATAAATTTTTTCCTAAAGGTTCATACTATAACATTGATATTACCAAGAAAGGCGCAGAACAAGAGATCTATGAGCTTATAAATAGTGACTATGCTCAAGAGAACCTAGAGCAATTGCTTGAAGCTAGGGATCTTGTGCTCAACAAATATAATATATGGCCTACTATTAAAATGGCAATAGAAGATAAACGTAATAATCTATTAGAGTCAGATAAAATACTGTAAATATATAAACTATAAGATTAAAAATGGAAAAAATATATTCAAAAGTAAACCCTGATCTGTTATTACATATTATTGTTAGAGAAGATGATATTGAACCAGGCAGGGTTGATTTAATATCTGATGAGCATTTTATCCAATGCTCTATGTTACAACTTGATAACGGTAAAACATTTAAACCCCATAAACACATCTGGAAAGAAAGAAACAGAAATGTGATTGCACAAGAAAGCTGGCATGTTATAAAAGGAAAGGTGAAATGTATTTTCTATGATATCGATGATAATGTAATAGCAGAACCTATCTTAAATACAGGTGATACTTCTTTTACACTTCTCGGAGGTCATAATTATTTGATACTAGAAGACGGGACAAAGGTTTTAGAATATAAAACAGGTCCGTACGAGGGCCAGGAAAACGATAAAACATTCATATGATACAAGAAAAAATTAAATTGCATCTAGGCTGCGGTTGGAGAAATTTTGGCAAAGACTGGATTCATATAGATGACGGTGATTATTCACACTTAGATATAAAATGTGATGTTTCAAAACTAGATTTACCAGATAACTATGCTGATCTGATATATGCATCACACGTTATAGCATATTTTGATAGAACTGAAATTATAGATGTGCTTAAAGAATGGTATAGAGTTTTGAAGCCAGGTGGAACTTTAAGAATTGGCACACCTGATTTTGAAGCAATGTCTAGATTATATTCCAAGGGCGATATAAAATTAGAACAGATCTTAGGGCCAATGTATGGCAAAATGCCCATGGATAAAATTACAATATACCATAAGACTGTTTACGATTTCAATTCACTTTCAGAGCTAGCTTACAATTGTGGCTTTACAGATATTAAAATCTATAAATGGGAAGATACAGAACATTCTAAACACGATGACCATTCGCAAGCATATATCCCACATATGGATAAAGAAAACGGAACCCTAATTAGTCTTAATGTTGAAATAACAAAGTAGTATGGATCAGAATCTAAAAAGATCATTTAATATCTGTTTTGACACTGTCCAAAGAAATACAGATGTTGTGAGAGATTATTACTCAAAGGAAGAATTAACAGACAGGGAAAAACTCTGGGATAAATTATGTCCAGCATATTACATTATAGGTATAGAAAAAAATAAAAAATTCTTCAATGAAGAGGCAAAGAGATTAGGTTTTTATAATCTGCTTACACATATAATACCTAAAGAAAAGGCTTTAATCGGCAATATTTTTTCAAGAAATAAAGACATGGGCCGATTTGAGGCTTGGGTAAAAAATGTAGGTAAAAATCAGGCTAAAGTTTTAGGTTGCCATTTTTCACACGTTATCGCCGCCATGGATATGGTTAAAAACAACTATACACATGCTATGGTTTTTGAAGATGATTGTAAATTTAAGTATGAACTTTCGGATTCTTTTCTATGTAAATTCTCAGACTATATAAATGAAAATATAGAGAAGATGCCATATCTAAACCTGGGAGCACCACATACTGAAAGCATAGATATTGAAGACTTTAAAATAGTTCAAAGACATTCTCCTTTTACACAATCATATATCATAAATTTAGAGACAGCAAAGAAATTAGTAGATAGTGTAAATCTAAAAATAGAAAAACCAGAATCAATAACAGGACTCTACAATAAGGAACAATTCTACAGAGGAGGAGCCGATGATTTTTTCATGGGTTATATTAAGTCATATGTTTTTAATCCTGCTATGACATATCAACAGTTCATAGGAACAAATATACAAAGAAACACATAAATAATTAAATAAAAATGAAAATTAACAATTTTTTAGACACTGACAACTGGTTTAACTATTCTGGCTTTTATGATTTTGTATCTAAGCAAAATTTTGAAAAGCTAGTAGAAGTAGGCGTTTGGAAAGGTCATTCAATATCTTATCTTGCCGATAAAAATAGAAATAGTAAAATATGGGCTGTAGATTTGTTTGAAGAAACAGACGATGTTTATTATCAAAAACCTCATCTAAAGGATCAATTACCTCACATATATGAAATTTATAATGCTAATCTTATAAATAAAAATGTTAGAGATATTGTACAGGATATAAAGGGTGATTCTTTCGAATCTGCTAAACATTTTGAAGACAATTCTATAGATTTTGTTTTCATAGATGCTAGCCATGAATACGACAGGGTAAAAAAGGACATAGCAGCCTGGTATGATAAGGTAAAAGAAGGTGGTATGATCTCTGGTCATGACTATGGTTCATTTCCAGGTGTGAAAAAAGCTGTAGATGAGTTAGTAAATGACAAAAAATTAAAATTAAATACTGCGCCAGGTTGCGTATGGTATTGCTATAAAAAATAAATTACTATGTTTGACATTTTAGAAAACGGGATCTTCAATAGCGGAGATCAAAATAAAATAAAGCACTATAATGATCAGGGTGTAATGAGATCATTAAAAGATGTTCTTAAGTCAGAAAATATAAAAACCGTATGTGACTTAGGTTGTGGCAATGCCTTTTACGTTAAAAATCTAATAGACATAGGTTATCAATGTGAAGCATATGATGGAAACCCATTTACCCCAAAGCTAACAAATGGCATAGGTAAAGTTTTAGATATATCTGTACCTGTAGATTTACAAAAGAAATTCGACTGTGTCATAAGTTTAGAAGTAGGTGAACACATACCTAAAAAATCAGAAAGCATTTTTCTAGATAATCTAGTGTCACATTCATTGAAGTATGTAATTTTAAGCTGGGCTATACCAGGGCAAGGTGGCGATGCCCATGTAAATGAGCAAAACAATGATTACGTTATTTCAAAAATGTCTGAAATTGGTTTTTCTATTATGGAAGACCACACTTTAAAAATGAGACAAAGTGCTGATAAATGGTATTTCAAAAATACAATAATGGTTTTTAAGAAAAATGATTGATTTTAGCACAATAGAAGAGTTTGAAAAAAAGGTCTCTGGCTTTTTTGGCTCGCCATATGGCATAGCAGTTGATAGTTGTACACATGGGATAGAACTGTGTTTGAGATATACAGATACTAAAAAGATAAATGTACCCAAAAACACTTACCTGTCTGTTCCGTTTTTAGCTGAAAAATTAAATATAGAAAGAATATGGAGGGATGAAAACTGGGAAGATTATTATACTTTAAATTATGATAACCCTAGAATTATTGATGCTGCAGTTCTTTGGAGAAGAAACTCATATATTCCGGACACATTCATGTGTTTAAGCTTTCAGTACCAGAAGCATTTATCATTAGGTAGAGGTGGAATGATTTTAACTGATAATGCCGAAGCTGCTGTACAGTTAAAGAAAATGTCATATGATGGGCGATTACCAAATATACCATGGAGGGATCAAAACATTGAAACAATAGGATATCATTATTACATGACGCCTGAGACGGCTAAATTGGGTTTAGAAAAATTACCTAACGCAATTATTTCAGAGCCAAAGAAATGGACCGTAAATGACTGGCCTGATTTGACAAAAATGGATGTATTTCAAAAATAAAATAAAACATGAAAAAAGCATTTATAACAGGCGTTGCAGGCCAGGATGGATCTTATCTTTCTGAATACTTACTTGAATTAGGTTATGAAGTGCATGGGATGGTCAGAAGATCCTCTACAGTCGAGAACCAATCTGCTAGGTTATTAGGAGTTGAAACAAATCCTAATTTCCATACCCATTATGGCGATCTCCTGGATCAAACTTCAATTGAAAAATTATTAACTGAAATTAAACCGGATGAGATTTATAACTTAGCAGCACAGAGCCATGTTAGAATCAGTTTTGATATTCCGCAGTTTACTATACAAAGTAATGCTATCGGCGTAATAAATTTACTAGAAGCTTATAAAAGAATTGTGCCAAATGCAAAGTTTTATCAAGCAAGTTCAAGTGAAATGTTCGGTCTTTCTGTAGATGAAGACAATTTTCAAAGGGAAAGCACTCTGATGAATCCTGTTTCACCATACGGATGCAGTAAAGTATTCGGTTATAATATAGTTAGACATTATAGAAGAGCATATGGCTTACATGCTACCAATGGCATACTTTTTAATCATGAATCTCCTAGGAGAGGTTCTAATTTTGTGACTAATAAGGTTGTAAAAGCAGCATGTTCTATAAAATTAGGTCTTGAAGATAAATTAGAAATGGGCAATATGGATTCTTATCGCGACTGGGGTCATTCTAAGGATTATGTTAAAGCTATGCATGCAATTACTAATCATGCTGAGGCTGATGATTTTGTTGTATCTACTATGGAGACACACAGTGTGCGAGAAATGTGTGATGTCGTTTTTAGTTATTTAGGTCTAGACTACAGGGACTATGTAACACAGAATCCTAAGTATTTAAGACCCGAAGAATTACCATATCTAAAAGGCGATTCAAGTAAAGCCAGAGAAATACTTGGATGGAAACCAACTTACACATTTGAGTCAATGTTACATGAAATGTGTGACCACTGGTTAGACGTATTACAGGGAATAAAATCAACAAGATAAAATGGATTACAATGTTTTTTCTATACTTAAAGCCGAGTCTGATGCTATACTTAATATACCATTAGATAATCCCTATGAGGAGGCAATTGATCTTATACAAAATAGAGTTCACTTCAATAATGGTAAACTCATTTGTTCAGGCATGGGTAAAGCTGGGCAGATTGCCCTAAACATGGCCACTACTTTTAGTTCAACTGGAACCTGTGCAGTATATCTCCATCCAAGTGAAGCACAACATGGTGACCTAGGTATACTTAGAGATAATGATGTACTTCTCTTAATTTCAAATTCAGGTAAGACCAGAGAAATTGTTGAGCTTATTACTCTGGCCAAAAATTTACATCCAAAAATTCCTATTATTTGTATTACAAAAGATCCAGATAGCCCATTGGCTAAAGGTTCTAATCTTGTTTTACATACTGGGTTTACAAAGGAGATCTGTCCATTGGGTCTTACGCCAACTGTATCTACTACAGTTATGACCGTCATTGGTGATATACTTGTTACACTTATGATGGAACGTATACAATTCACAAAAGAAGATTATGCACTCAGACACCACTCAGGGTATCTTAATTTAAAGGCAAGAGGTCTAGTATAAAGGCACCAATCTAGTTAAAGCACGAGATATATAAAAATAAAAATTACCGTGTTTTCAATCTATTATTTAACAACGGATGGCGAAGGTATTAAGTATATCGGATTAACTAAAAGAGAATTGTCGATAAGATTAAATGCACACATCAGTAAAGCTTTCAGAAGAAAAAAGCTAAATAGAGCCCAGTCTTGGATAAAATCGAGGATTAAAATCGGCAAAAATATCCAAATAGTTAAAATAGAATCAGATATTAAAACAATTGAAGAGGCAAATGAACGTGAAAAATATTGGATAAAGCACTATAAAAACACTGGAAATGATTTACTAAATAGCACAGAAGGTGGCGATTCAATAAAATCTTATTGGGACGGGCGTAAACAAACAAGAGAACATTCTGAAAAAATACGCGAAGCATTAACCGGTCGAAAACTGTCTGATAAGCATAAAGAAACAATGCGAAAAAACAGAATCGAAAAGATGGTAGGAAATAAAGAAGTTTTGTGTTTTAACCAACAAGGCGTTTTTTATAAAAAATTCAAATCATGCGGTAGAGCAGCTTCTGAATTAAAGATAGGAAGATCTTCTGTAATTAAATGTGCAAATGGCAATAAAAGGAGTTCTGGTGGTTACTTATTTAGATACATGTCTGAATTTGAAACTATTCCTGAGTTTATTGAAGTTCCAAAAAGAAATAATACACAACATATTGAAAGAGGAGAATCCTGATTTTTACATAGAGAATGGCAAGTATATTATGACAGAATCTCTACATCTGAAAAGAGGTTTCTGCTGTGGAAACAAATGCAGACACTGTCCATATATCCCACTATACCAAAGGGGTAATACTAAAACAAAATGAGCAAATTAAAACTTATTGCTGGACCTTGTGTAGTCGAGGATAAAACACTTACTTACGACATAGCAGAGTATCTAAAAAATCTTGCAACAGAATTAGATATAGAGCTTATATTTAAAGCTTCATATAAAAAAGCAAACAGGACATCACTTGGCAGCTTTACTGGAATTAACGAAAGAGCTGCATTAAAAATCTTAGATGATGTTCGCAGATTCTATGAAATTCCTGTACTTACAGATGTACATGAAACCAGAGATTGTAGAATGGCTTCAGACCATGTTGATGTCTTACAGATACCTGCATTTTTGTGCCGACAGACAGATTTATTATTGGCAGCAGGTAATACAGGTCTAACCGTAAATATCAAGAAAGGTCAATTCATGTCACCTGAGTCTATGAAATACGCTCAGGATAAAGTTAAATCTACTGGCAACAACAATGTTTGGGTTACAGAGCGAGGAACTACATTTGGCTATGAAAATCTAATAGTCGACATGACCAGTATTCCGAAAATGAGAATTTTCAATGATAATGTGATTATGGATTGTACACATTCCGTTCAAAAGCCAAATCAACATGGCATTACAGGAGGTGATCCAAAAATGATTGAAACCATGGCCTTATCAGCTATAGCAGCTGGTGCCACTGGCCTCTTCATTGAAGTACACCCTGAACCCCAAAAGTCTAAAAGTGATGCAGGTTCTATTCTCCAGATAGATAAACTTCATTCGATACTTGAAAAGTGTCTTAAAATTAGAAAAGCGTTATTATGAAAATAGTCTGTGTTATACCAGCAAGATGGTCTTCTAGCCGACTTCCTGGTAAACCACTAGAAAAGATTGATGGTTTACCAATGATTGAATGGGTTTACAACGCAGTTTGGACCTCAATTGAAGAAAACCACCAATTAGTTGTTGCAACCGATGACCATAGAATTTTTGACTATTGTAAAAGCAGAGGCATGAATGTAGTCATGACCTCCAGTGAACATTCAACAGGCACTGAACGTGTGATTGAGGTTTCTCAAATGCCAGAATATAAAAATGCAGATATCTATATCAATGTACAGGGCGATGAGCCTCTTTTAAAGTCTTCAGATATCAAAGGTATTATGATCGGCCTAGAAAACTGGGAAAAAATACACGGTCAAAATATAGTCGGCACTCTTTTGGCCAATCTATATAGAGAAGAGGCAATGGATAGAAACTGTGTCAAAGCAGTAGTCAAGCGAAATAATTCGCAAATCATTATGTTTACCAGGAGTGGCTTATATGATTATGATGCACAGGATGCTGATATTTTTAGAAGACACGTTGGTATTTATGCATTTACAAAGAAAAGTCTTAAAAACATTTCTCGACTTAAGAATAAAACTAAAAACGAGAATGCTGAAAGCCTAGAGCAAATTAGATGGATGGATCATGGCATCAAGCTTATTGGATCATATACAAATTCACATCTCATTTCAGTAGACACTGCAGCAGATCTTAAAAAAGTTAGAGAATATGTTAAAAAACAAAATCAAACAACTTCGTGAGTTTAAACCGACTCTAGATAAGTTAAGACACGTTTTAAAGTCATTCAGTTACAGGGTCTATTCAACCTGTATCACAATTACAATTGCGTATCTAGTTTCAGACGACCTTGAAAGGGCCATGTCAATCGGCGCAGTTGACTTCAGTGTTAAATTATTCACATACTATATCCATGAAAGGATTTGGTTTTATATCCCATTTGGTTTACAAAGACCTCGTAAAATACATTCAGAAATTTCTTGGGAACCTGACCCTGAATCTTGGACTCAGGTAGCTTTTATACAAAGTGAAAATGGCAAAATGAGAAAACGTGCTAAGATCTTAACAGATGGTCATGGCGATTACAGAGCCGTTTTATCTTCATACAATTCTGATACAAAGGCTCGCCATAACGATATAATAAGTGGTACTAAAGAAACTATTGAAAATAAATTAAACATCAAATTATAATGGCAGAAAATCTACATTGGCACGAACATACAGTGAGTCGTGAAGCAAAAGAAAAAACATTTAAACAAGAAGGTAAAGTCTTGTGGTTTACAGGTCTTTCAGGTTCTGGTAAATCAACTCTAGCAAATGCAACTGAACATAGTTTACATCAACTGGGTTATAAAACCATGGTTCTCGATGGTGACAACATCAGAATGGGACTTTGTAAAGATCTAGGCTTTTCAGATGCTGATCGTCAAGAAAACATTCGACGTATCGCCGAAGTTGCAAAACTGTTTGCTCAATCAGGAACTATTGTCTTGACTGCATTTATTTCACCATTTAGATCTGATAGAGATGCAGCCAGAGAAATCATCGGTGATGACTTCATTGAGATATTTGTAGATACGCCACTTGACGTGTGTGAACAAAGAGATCCTAAAGGTCTTTATAAAAAGGCAAGAGCCGGTCAGATTAAAGGCTTTACAGGTATTGACTCTCCATATGAAGCACCTCTAAAACCTGAGCTTAAAATTGATACAACCTTAAATGATATCGATACATTGGCTGGAGGTATTGCAGCATATTACACAGTAAGGTTTGCAAATAAAGAGGTCAATAATCTCGATAAGCGTAAGACGGTTGCAATTGATTTTGACGGTGTAATTCATAAGTACTCACAGGGTTTCAAAGGTCTAGATAATGCCTATGACGAACCAATGGAAGGCACGTTCCAAGCACTTACTAAACTTAAGAGTCTTGGTTTCCAATTAAAGATCATGTCCAGTCGACCAGCACCTGTAATTGAGGAATGGTTAGAAAGATATGGCATGAGTGAACTTATCAGTGAAGTTTCTAATCATAAGTTTCCTGCAACCATATACATTGATGACAGAGGCTTTAAATTTGAGTCATGGGATCAAGTTGATGAGATTATCGAAATCATGAGTGAACAATTAGAATTATCAAAATAATATGAATGAAGACTTATGGTGCTGTTACAGTGATCTACCATCGCCATCAGCATACATTCAAAGTAATACAAATAATATGAGTAAAGAATTAAAAGACCTAGGTAACGGTTGGTCAGTTACAAATCATGGTGGTCAGCCAATGGGCCTGACAGATAAGCAATACGCAATTTTTATTGGTCGATTTCAGCCACTACATAATGGTCATATCGCCCTATTCCGCCAAAAACTTGACTCAGGCGTTCCACTTTTAATCATGGTCAGAGATCTTCAACCAGATGAGCGTAATCCATTTACAACTGAACAGACTGTGAAAATGTTAAAGAAGGTTTTCAAAGGTCAAGACGTGAAAGTCATGATTATTCCAGACATTGAAAGCGTGAACTGGGGTCGAGGTGTTGGATATGAATTAAATGAATTTGTACCACCAGCAGATCTTGGCGCAGTATCTGCAACGGCAATCAGAAACGGGATTAAAGAAGGTAATAGTGATTGGAAGAAAATGGTCGATCCAATTATCCACAAAGACGTCATTAAATATCTAAAGGAAAATAATTTGATTGTTGCCTAATGGAAAATCTATACGGATATGGTTTTTGGTATAACCATTTTGAATCTACCTGGTATGCTATACCTAGAGAAAAATGGACCAATTTCTTTTCAGGAATATACGGAGATAAAAGTGAATTAGAAGGTGTCTTGAAGTCATCTAATATAGATGATTTGATACAACTGATTAACAACCCTGATATTGAAAAGATTAAAAGTTCCGAAGATTATGGAAATGCGCTAACTAGCGGTTTCATGGGAGAGTGACCTAAATATATACCCAAAATAAGCTAGCTCAAATGGCTTATGAGGTTATAGATAAAGTCAAAAATGGTAAATTAAACCTCATCCTATTTAAGGACTATTATATTCGTGTTAAATTTGATAGAAGCGTTCTTGGTCTTAAAAAACCGGGAACGCTTCTTTCTTTTTACTCACCTTTAGGTGAAAAGCTTGAATTTTATTGGCAATCAGAAGGCGACACCATTAAGGTGTTTGATAACAAGGGGCTCAGGACCTTCAATATGGTTCCTCATACAGCATATCTTATAATAATATCACGTAGAAAGGGCAAGTACTATGTAACATTTAGAGGTGTTGCCAAAAATCACTTCAAAAAAGTTTTCATAGGTAAGAGTAGCTTACTTATGAGATTTGTAAAAGGTCCTACCATTGGCGAAGTGGGCCAAAAAATCTATTACAGCCATGAAAAACTCAACAATCGTATCAGCTGACGTTCAAATCGGTGACCATCCGGGTTTTGCAGTTATAGAAATTCTAGATAATGGTACCAAAATTTTTATCGAAAGGTACTATCCAACAATATCTGATATTGAGGTCTTAGTAGCAATCTCGGAAAACAGAGAAGAGGTTATCAAGATCTACAACGACTGGGGTGACTATTACGATTCTATCCCTAAAATGGAACGGTCCATAAAATAATCTGCAACTTACTTTTATTTTAGACTAAATGGTTGTATATTTACCACATGGAAAAATACAATCGTTATGGTTATGCTTGCATCAATGAAACACTTGGCTGCAAAGGTATATCAGCTAATCGACGCATGATAAAAAAGACCTTTGATGCAAAGGGTCTAGACTATGTCAGCGAGCTGGTAATTGAAAATCTAAAAGACTTAAACAAGATATTGGCCTGGAATGCAGACCATGGTATCACCTTGTATCGCATCACCAGTGACCTATTTCCCTGGATGAGTGAATATGAAATCACTGAACTACCAAGGCAAAATGAAATCAGACAACTTCTTATTGACTGCGGTTCTACTGCTAATCTCACAGGTCAGCGTCTAACTATGCATCCTGGCCCATTTAATGTGCTTGGTTCTCCAGAAGAATCTGCAGTTAAGAAAACTGTCAAAGAACTTAATCAACATGCTCAAATTCTAGATCTAATGGGTCTGGAGTCCAGTTATTACTATCCAGTAAACATTCATGTCGGCGGTACATATAATTCAAAAGAAGATACAATGGATCGCTTTTGTACAAATTTCCAAAGACTCAGTGAATCTGCAAAAAGGCGACTGGTTGTTGAAAACGATGATCGTGGATCTATGTACAATGTCAAAGACCTTTACGACGGTCTATATCAAATCATTGGTATTCCAATTACATTCGACTTCCATCACCACAGATTTAACACAGGCGGCTTAACAGAAGAAGAGGCCCTGAAACTGGCTTCAGAAACCTGGCCAGTAAAGCAACTGGTCCATTATTCAAGTTGTAAGAAAACATTTGAAGACCCATCATCTAAACCACAGGCACATGCCGACTGGGTTTACGAAAAGGTAAAAACATATGGTCTGCGGTTAGACATCGAGCTCGAGGCAAAAGCAAAGGAACTTGCAGTCCTTGATTATTTCCGCCGAGAAAATTGTAAAATGCTACTTAAAGAATACATAGAACTATGATAGAGGAATTACCTGAATTTGAAATACAGAGTGCTGAAGAATTAAAAGAGTTTTTCGATACACATCGACTTCAGATATCTACACTTACGTTTGATGCTATCAAAAGAGCTCTTGACGAAGATCTGACCTATATGCCAGTTATGAAAGTTAGAGTTCATGATTTACCACTTGCAGTAATTACTGTAAGACGTGAAAATTTTGACGACTCTTTAAATAAATGCCTTAAGAATTTCCAGGAGGCTGAACTGTACGAAAAATGCGCCGAGATTATTCAATTACTAAAAGATGAGAGGATATCGTAATGAATTGGTTGAATAAATACAAAAAAGAAAGCGGCGTGAAAAAATCAACACTGGATCAATTAAGGAAGTTTTTTGGTGGAGATATTGAGTTTAGAATATCCAGTAAGATCAGACAGGAGATCGGCGAGCTTTTTAAAGAGGCTCAATCTATCCATATCCCTGAAAGAGATCAAGACCTTGAAATAGCCAAGGCTGAACTTGAAAGGCAATTGGACATTGCTAAAAGCGACCTCAGAAAAGCCAGAAAGTCTTTTAAACGAGGTGAAATGACCAGAGATGTTCTCTTTGAATATGAGTACAGGTTATTTGAAATCAGAAACCAATTAGACGAAATCAATACTAAACTAAGAGGACTATGACTATTAGAAAATGTGAATTTAAGAATGACTGGATGGTAATGATGGTCGACGAATCAGACCTGTCATATCCCACGTTTAAAAATTTATTTGAACATATGGGTCTTGCATTTGCAGATCTTGAAAATAAATTTATTGTTCTTGATGGCAAAGAGATTAAAAATCAAAATTTGTCCAAAGATCATATTTCTGCAATAGAAGCCCATGAAATCGGTCATTTTATATCAGACCATGTCGGAGTGATAAATAAATCATTAGAAAGGCTTGAGAAAGAAGCCGATTGGGCAGGACATCAAATCTTACTTAAATATAAAAAGACAAAGGCTGCTAAACTATTAGCAGAACGTTTTAAAGACAAGTATGAGGCTGAAATAACCGAGTACGATGTAAGCGGAACTGAAAGATATAAAATACAGAATTTCCTAAATGAAGTTAAAAACATTTGAGCAATTTGTTCTTGAAAACATGCAAGAACAAAACGATTTTAAAAAAATATACATTGCCCTAGACGATGATGATCTTCAGGGTGATGACTTTACATATAAGAAGTTTTGTAGTTCTAATTTTTTCACACCACTGACCAAGTCAACAACTGACCTTGATCCAAACATGCCGATTTTGAATTACTCAAATGATACAATCAATCATTTCTGGGAAAAAATCAAAAAGGACAACGTCTACAACCTACCTAAATACTCAGAAGAGGTTAGCAAGAAAGAAAGATTTCATCAAATAGTGGGTCAACATGAGAATGTGCCACTTTCTGTATTCACAAAAAATCATGCCCTACAATATCTTAAGTTTCCTGTAATTGCAAAGCCAAGTGATAACCATAGTGGACTAGGTATTCAGGTCTTTAAAAAGGCTGAAGAACTTCAGGACAGTGGTGAAGACTTTGCAGTGTACTCAGAATTTGTAGATAAGAAAGAAGAGCATAGATTTATGATCTTTAATGGTCAGCTTATAGCCTGGATGGAAAGAAAGCCTCTTAACCAAAAGGCAAAAACTGGAGATGGTGATAAGGATGGTGAAATGGATTTTGCCTATGAATATAAAATGGATGAGCAACTACCAACTGAATATGAAGAGGTGGTTAAGAAGTTTATAGTTCTATTTCCAGATCTACCCTATATGACACTAGATGTGATGAAAGGCGTAGATGATAAAGTTTATATAATTGAAATCAATTCTAAGGCAGGTATGCCATTTGATATTACAATAAAGCTTTATAAAAACATCTTTGAAGATTTCTATGGAAGAAAGATTGATCCAGAATCAGATAAAAATCTAGAGATGATGGCTACTGAGCTTAAGCAAAAGACGCTTGAAAAAGAAAAAGGTAAATTTACAATAAAAGATGCTTCTAAGGTATAGTCAATTCATATCAGAAAAATGGTCAGGTGATAGCATCACGATTTTTGATGTCGATGATACACTGGTTTTAACAAGTGCTAAAATCAAAGTACATGACCCATTTACGGGTAAAAATTATGAGATGACACCCAAAGAGTATAATGAATATGAAAGGGATCCTGATCATATTCTAGATTTTAGTGACTTTACAAATCCAGATGTCCTAAAGGCAGGAAGGATAATTGACTGGGTTATGAATGTTCTTAAAAAGACAATGGCAGTTGAAAGAGCCGTTGGTATCATTACAGCACGTGATAGTAAAGAATTGATATTAGACTTTTTGAACCATCATGATGTAAGAATCAATCCAGATTTTATTTTTGCGGTTAACAGCCCTGGTGAAGGGTACGAGGGTAGTAATGCCGAAAGAAAACAACAGGCATTTGAAAAGCTCATCGATATGGGATTCAGGAATTTCAAATTCTTCGACGATGATGCAGAAAACTTACGTTTAGCCAAGGAACTTGAGAAGAAGTACGACATAAAAATGTTGACAAGACAAGTTCGTAAACAGTTTCCTAATGATTAAAAATTTCGGTCAGTTTCTTAATGAAAACGACGTCGATGCCAGAATTTTCTGTGACATGGATGGGGTTTTATGCGATTTCGATAAAGCTTTTAAATCTTCAAACGATGACGGGTTAAGCTTTGAGGAATACGATAAAGTAAATGGTAAAGGCTCAGGATGGGCTATTATCTCAAAACAGGGTGAAGGCTACTGGTCTAATCTAGAATGGATGTCAGATGGCAAAGAACTCTGGGACTATCTAAATACTATTTCAGCACCTACTATTCTATCTTCACCCAGTCGTGAATATAGTAGCATCAAGGGTAAAATGAAATGGATCAATGCCAATCTGGGTATTTCACAAGATACACCAACTACAAAAAGCAAAGATTGGGACAAATCTACCAGAATTATTCTCAGTTCACATAAACATTTATATGTTTTGCCAGACCCAAATGTTAAGTCAATCCTGATCGATGATACACAATCTAAGATCGATAAATGGACAGAGGCTGGTGGCATAGGTATTTTACATACCAATACAGTTGATACAATTTCAAAGCTTCAGGATATAATCAAACAATATGGAATATAAAAAGATCGCATCATACGAAGCCCAAGAGGGTAGCTTCGATAAGGTTCTTCTACTTTATTCAGGAGGGCTGGACACATCCGTTATGTTAAAATGGATTCAGGATAAGTATAACGCTGAGGTTTATGCCCTTTGTGTTGATATTGGTCAACGTGAAGATTTTGAACCAATTGTCGATAAGGCAATTAAACTAGGAGCTAAAAAATGTGAAGTAGCCAGAGTCGAAAACAAGTATGCAATGCTTCAATTAAATGAGGCAATCATGTTTAATGCCGACTATGAAGATGGCTACCACCTGTTCTGTCCTCTTGGTCGAATTGCTATTGCATATACTGCAGTTGAATATGCCAGAAAATGGGGTATCAATGTGGTTGCTCATGGAGCAACTGGAAAAGGAAATGACCAGATTCGTTTTGATAACTACATTACTACACTGGCTCCTGATATTAAAATCTTGGCTCCAGTTAGAGAATGGGCAATGGGACGTGAAGAAGAGATTGCTTATGCACAAGAACATAACATACCTGTTACAGCCAGTCTAGAGAAGATTTATAGTTATGATGAAAATCTTTGGGGTTGCTCAGCTGAAGGCGGTGAAATTGAAGATTTTAAGAAAGTGCCACAACTGGATAGAATTTTGAAATTCACTAAGCTACCTGAAGACTCTATCGACGAGGTAGAATATATTGATATTACGTTCAGTTCAGGTATGCCAATGCTTATAAGTGGCGGAGAAGATGGTGAAGTAATCATGGATGGTACAACAGCCAGTATAATTAAGAAAGCAAATCACCTGGGCAGAAAGCATGGTATTGGAATTACACATCTTGTTGAGGACAGGGTAATTGGTCTTAAAGTAAGAGGTGTATATGAGGAACCTGGTGCTGAAATCTTAGTTAAAGCCCATAAAGCACTTGAGAAAACAGTTTGTACTAGAGAAGAGATACTTTTCAAAGAACAGGTTGATCGTCAATGGTCACAGTTGGTTTATGAAGGTCGATATTATCATCCCCTAATGGATTCACTGAGAGGCTTTACACGTGAAATGAATAGTAAAGTTGAAGGTGTTGTTACAATGCGACTATACAAAGGTCGATGTGAAGCTGTAGCCATTACTTCTAAATTTTCTCTAAATAATGAGAACTCATCATTTATGAAAGACAACTTTAATCAAAACGCAAGTGCTGGCTTTATTGAGCACTTCGGATATACACAAAGAATCGCATATAATTTAAAATGAGTAAAATCTGGCAAAAAAACAACCAGTTAGATAGAGATGCAGAAATCTTCTGTAGCTTTACCACTGGCAATGATTATCAATTAGACGATGTTTATTTTCTAAAACATGACATCGATGCCAGCATTGTTTGGGTTCAGGCCCTGTTGCAGTGTGGTATTTACAATAATGAAGAGGCAGCCAAAGTAATTGATGAACTTCTCCGTATACAAATAGATCATGAACAGGGTGACTTTCATGTTCGACAAAGTGATGAAGACTGTCATACTGCAATTGAAAAAAGGCTTATCGAGATGACCGGGGAGCTTGGTAAGAAGATTCATACAGGTCGAAGCAGGAATGATCAGTCATTGACCATGATCAGACTATTCATGAAAGACACACTTACTGAAATCATAGGTGACGCAAGTACATTGAATTTGGAAATAAGTGAAAGATTTAATGAATGGTTTGATCAGGTCTTCATCGGCTATTCACATACACAACAGGCAATGCCTATTACCGTAGGTCACTACTTCATGGCATTTAAAGAATCTCTCCTAGACGATATTTCAAATATCATTTCAACTCATAATCATATCAATCTTTGCCCATTGGGTACAGGAGCCGGTTTTGGTACACCTCTAGATATAAACAGAGATTTTATTGCAGCAGCACTGGGTTTCAGAGAGGTACAAAACAATAGTCTGTACTGCCAAAATAGTAGAGGCAAGTTCGAGTTATTATACATACAGTCTCTGATGCAGGTCATGCTTACACTACAGCGACTGGCGTCAGATATGGTGTTATACACTTCTAGAGAGTATAGCCTGTTTAAGATGTCTGATAGTCTTTCACAAGGTAGCAGTATGATGCCACAGAAAAAGAACCCAGATGTCTTTGAAATAATCAGGGCAAAAGCCGCAGATGTTATGGCGCTTGAGGAACGGGTTAAGTTTATCATTAAGGGTTTGCCAAGTGGGTATAACAGAGATCTACAAGAAATAAAAGCCTGCATTGTTGATGCCTATAATATCACTAAAAACTGTATCTATGTTACAAAGCTGGCTATCAAACATATTGAGCCAAATCCAGAAATGATAGAAAAGAGACTGGAAAAAGATATAGTGGCCACAGATTATGTCATCAGTAAATGTATGAATGAGCCAGATCTTAATTTCAGAGACTTATACAATGAAATCATGAATGGTGAAATTAACATGTCAGTTTCAGATGCTGTAAAGCTTAGAATAGGCTAAATATATAGATATACAAATAAGCAAGAAAATGGGCAATACAAAACACTTTAAGACATTTGAAAGTTTCTTAAATGAAACCAAATCTGTAAATGAAAATGAAAAATTAGATCTTGATAAGAATGGAATCTATATTCTAGATGGAGGTTTAAACAAGAGTGGAGAATGGGATGAAAAAAGTTTGAAAAAAGCAAAGGTTCTATATTACACAATGGACTTTAAAGATCCTAAATTAAAAAACTTCCAAGAAGATGGAATGGTGAAGGTTGATATTAGCGATGATGGTATTGATGTGGTAGAGTATTAACAATTAAATAAAAAATCTATAAAATGAAAAACCAGAAACATTTTAAGACATTTGAAAGTTTCTTAAATGAAACCAAATCTGTAAATGAAGGAGCAATAACAAAAGCTATTAGACCTAGCCTGGAAGGTGAAGTTAAAGTAGCCGTTGAAGCTTTGGAAAATCTGTTAAAATCGACAGGCGCAATCATAGATTATAAACATGCAGATGAACTAGCAGATTGTATTATCGATATCATCGATGCTGCAAAGGCCGAGGAAAGAGCTGAATACAAAGACTAACTTCTACAAATAAAACAATCAAAGGAATGAAATACTTTAAACTATTCGAACAATTTGCACAGAATTTAAAGTCTGTAAATGAGGCTAAAATCGAGTACTCGTTAAAAGACCTTATGTCAGATGCCCCGAGTAAAGAGTATTCTAAAATGTGTGATTTTATTGCGAGCACTATAGGTGAAGATCCTAAAAATATCGCAGTAATTACTAGTGAAGACGACAACTTCGGTGATTATGAAGAGAAATTTAGAAATAGCAAGTTTACACCTATGAATAACCCGTCTGCAGAAACTTCGACTTTCTATAGTAAAGATTCCAATGTGGTTATGAGCAATGACGGAAGCGCTGTTTCATATTTCGTATCTGCAAAAGACATGGTGTAATGAAGCAACTGGTTAATAAATATAATGAATTTATTGATAAGCTGAAAGAACCCCAAGAAGAGTTTCTAAAAAAGAAACAGGTTGACAATACAGCAATGCATATGGGAGGTAAAGGCCTTGGTAATTTCATAAAACATTATTCAGAAAGATAACAAAAAGCGACTACGGTCGCTTTTTTAGTGTCTCGGCTAAACAAACACTGTTATTTAGCTATAATCTATATGCTAAATGATTATTTCAACAGACTTATTGTTTTCGATATCGAAACTGCAAGTGAGTGCGAAACACTCGATCACTTAATGGACGAGAAAGGCCCACATAAAGTGGAGCTTTGGAGAAAGCGCTGTACTTGGCTCAGAAACAGATATCCTGAGAACGCAAATCTTACAGATGACCAGCTTTATGTAGAAAAGGCGGCATTACAACCAGAATTTTCTAAAATTATCTGCATCAGTATTGCTCAGATTAAAGGCGATGGTGAATCCATTGTAATTAAGAGTTATGCAGGCCATGATGAAAAGGAAATCTTGACCGATTTTGTAAAATTGAATGCAAATATACTCGGTAAAATTCCTGGTGCCACATACTGCGGCCATAATATAAAAAGATTTGATGTGCCCTTTATTGCAAAACGATTAGCAATCAACGGTATTCAGATTCCTACTAACTTCCAGATCTTCAAAATGAAAAGCTGGGAAATACCATTTATGGACACTGGTGACATCTGGTCTTTTGGAGCTTGGCAAGAGGGCTTCTCTTCTCTAGATCTTATTTGTGAATGCCTTGGTGTCCCAACACCTAAAAATAAAATGGAAGGCAAGGATGTAGGACCTGCATATTTTTCAGGTAAGCTGGATGAGATTAAAACATATTGCGAAAAGGACGTAGAGGCAACATGTCGTGTTATTTTGAAGCTCAGTCATATTGATAAAAACCCATTTGTGGAAAGAAAGTGAAAAAGCAAAAATTTACAGTAAACAACCGTACAAACTACCAGATTACTGCTAAAGAGGTTCGAGTTACCGGCGAAGGTATCGAAAGTAGAATCTTAAGTACGAAAGAAGCAATTACAATCGCAGAAGATATGGGCTTAGACCTTATCGAAATTGCGGCCAATGCGAATCCGCCTGTTTGTAAAATACAGGAATTTAGTAAGTTCGTGTATGAAAAGAAACTACAGGATAAGCAAAATAAAAAGAACAGAACTGAATTAAAGGAGGTTCAGCTATCTCCGGTTATTTCAGACCATGATCTCAAGACAAAGGCTAAAGCAGCCTGTGGCTTCTTAGATAAAGGTGATAAGGTTAAAGTGTGTATGCTTTTCAGAGGTCGCCAGAATGCCCACAGGGAATTTGGAAGTACTATTATGCTTAAGTTTATGGACTTAACAGAGGAATTTGGTACAATAGAAAGTGAGCCAAAATTCGAAGGCAATAAAATGATTGCCATGTTCAAGCCGAAAAAAAAGCAATAAACTTTTCTATCTGAAAGGTTTATTTTATATTTACACTATGAGAATAACACTAATATCAGATACACACAACAAACACAAGCAGGTCACACATGCCCTGCCTGGTGGTGATGTACTTATTCATGCTGGTGATATCTCATCTATGGGGTACGAGCATGAAATCAGAGAGTTTTGCAAATGGTTTAATGGTCTAGATAATTACAAGACCAAGATCTTTATTGCAGGTAACCATGATTGGGGCTTTCAAGATAGTCCAAGCAGGATTAAAGAAATCTTAGACTTCTACACAAACATCACGTATTTACAAGACAGTGGCGTTGAAATCGATGGCGCTAAAATATGGGGTAGCCCATGGCAACCACGTTTTTACAACTGGGCTTTTAATGCAGATCGTGGTGAAGATATTATGAAGCACTGGAATAAAATACCAGAAGACACAGATATCTTAATTACACATGGTCCAGCATTCGGATATCGAGATGTTGTAACTGGTAGAACTGACAGATTGGGTTGTGATGACCTGAGAATGCGAATCGAGGAAATTAAACCTAAATTCCATGTATGTGGTCACATTCATACCGGCTATGGATATGCCTGGAATGAAAACACGTATTTCTTTAATGCATCAGTACTTGATGAAAGCTACAAATATGCACATAAGCCAATTACGTTCGACTGGAATAAAGATACCAATCAAATAGATTTTATAGATGAGTAAAGATAACGCAGATAAGAAATATGTAGCAGTAGTGTTGCCTCCGATTTTTGACCTGGATGAATTTATGAAATTCATCGGCTTTAAACTAAAGGGGACACACAGTTATGTAAAGAATGATAAGAAAATTATCCTGTCAGATGGTTTCTTTTGCTGTATGCAGGTTGAAGATGATATAGAAACTGGCACACAGATAGAAATTATTAAGTGCCAGCTTTCTTTTATTCCAGACATCTGGATGATGAATATGTTATTGATGGAAATTGATTTCATCGACGAATTGTTCTAAAATCACTTATTATGAAAAAACTAATTGAAAAACTACAAACTAAAATTATCCTGTGGTCTCCAAAAACCACTAGACAAAAAAAGGTCAAGAACCTGTTGATGAAGATTGCAGATCATATACTCTATCCAGAGTTTCGTGATCCTAAATTTACAAGACGTGTTAAAGCTGTGTTTTATACACCGCTGATTGCAACAGTATGCTTCTTTGCATTTTTGAAAATGTCCGCTAATACTAAAGTGATGGCCACAGCTTATGATATTTTAGGTATAGAGCCAGATGTGCTAATTTTTAATACAGATTCAGATTATGAATTGCTTAGAGGCATTGTACTTGAAGAAAGTGGAATTGATATTCCAGAACATGTGCCATATGCTCACTTGAAGTTAATGTATGACCAGTGCCAGGAAAAAGATGTGCCAGTTGCAATATTCTTCAGGCTTGTTTACTTTGAAAGTAGATTTGACTCTACTGCAACTTCGCATGCTGGCGCCAAGGGTTATTGTCAAATCATGCCAGCAACATTCAAAATGTGGTATGATAAAATGAAACTAAAGGGCGGTAAAAATGTAGAAAACAATATAAAAATATCTACGCAGTTAATTTCTGATCTTGAAAGAAATTTCGTAAAATATGATGAACGTAAAAAATGGGAACTGGTTCTTTCTTCATATAATGCAGGAATAGGACGTGTTATAGATGCAGGTTACAATGTTCCTAACATTTCAGAAACCAAAAAATATGTCCGCAACATATTAAGTGACGTAGAACTATGAGAATATCATTAGAACGCAGAATACTAGATTTAGATCCACCTTCTTTACAAGAAAACGATATGTCAGAAAAATCAAACAATTTTACACAATGGTCTATACTCCCGAATGGGGTATTTGCACCGGCCCAAGATACGGTCAAAAGATTGAATGCAGGTTTATATGAGATTAAATTTGACAATTCAATGGGCACTTATACAATGGTATATCAAAAACTCAATGCAGATGAGCTTTTCTTTTTACCTTCACCAGAAATTGAAGAAGTCATTGATGATATCAAAAAATTCTGGAAAAAAATAGAAACCTTCAAGTCATATAAGTTTGCCCATAAAAGAGGTATTCTCCTATACGGTGAACCAGGCTGTGGCAAATCTAGTATCATTCAGCTTTGTATGAAACACATTGTTGAAGACATGGATGGTATCGTTATCAATATCAAAGACGAAGATGATGTTGATAACTATCTCTCATTTATCCATAACTTTAGAAAGGTAGAACCTACTAGACCCCTGATTATAATCATGGAAGATCTTGACTCAATTGTAGGTGAAGATCGCTATTCTACATCTAGAGTATTGAATGTGCTTGATGGCATTAAGCAAATCGAGAATGTTGTATACATTGCAACTACCAATTACCCAGAAAAGCTAGAAGAACGTATTACAGACCGTCCTAGTCGATTTGATCGTCGTTATGAAGTGCAATTGCCAGATGCTGAAATGCGTTTGGCCTATTTCAAGCACAAGGTACCGGCTAAAGATCTAAAGAAACTGGACATCGATCAATGGGTTAAAGACTCTGATAAGATGTCGATTGCCCATTTACGTGAGCTTGTTATTTCAACCATGGTTCTTGGTAATACATATGAAGAAACCATTGAGAGACTTAAAAACTTAAAAACTAAACCTAAGAATAAGAAGTCTTCCTCTTTAGGTTTTGGACGTTGATAAATACTAAAAGAAACAGATAATTAAAATGAGTAATCTAGTAGGAAAATACAATCAGTTTGGTAAGAATCCAAACCCTGTAAACGAAGCTGCAGTAACTGTAGGTGGTAAATTAGTAACACCAAAAACGTTACCAGCAAGTGTAGTTAAGACTATCAACGAAAGAATCGGTGATGAATACGCTGCGCATTATTTCTATAGAAATGCAGCCAACTGGTGCAAAGACAAAAATTATAAAAAGGCAGCTGCTTTCTTTGAGGTTGAAGCTAACACTGAATTAGAGCATGCTAAAGGTCTTCAAGATTATGTGACACAATGGAATGAACTTCCTGCTATCCCTCCTGCACCAACTGAGGTTAAATTTGAAAGCCTTGTTGATATTGTTAATGGGGCATATGAAATGGAATATAATCTTTTCCAGAATTATTCAGATTTTCAAACTGATCTATTAACCGTACACCCTGCTACATTTAACTTTATACAAGGGTACTTAAATGGTCAAAACGAGTCAGTGGCTGAGTATTGTGATTTAATCAATGCCCTAGAGCTTGTAGATATCGACAATAGACTTGATATTCTTTATTTCGAAAATCAATATTTCGGTTAATGAAATTAAAATCTTTCAAAGAGTTTAAAGTATCAGAAAACTTCCAATATCACTTGGACAACGGAATCGGCATATCTGATTCCGTTTTCCGTTTGGGTAGTGATGCATTTAAGAAACTATTTGAGGAGGCTAAAAAATACTGGGATGAGGATAATGTTATCTTAAATGATAAAGATGCCTGGATAGTTCAAAACCTGGAAGTTGGTAAAAAGGCCATCTATGATGGTCGTGAAGTTGAGTTAGATACACCATCAAGAGGTGGAGACCAGAAATTTGTTGTCTATCACAACAGTGGCCGTAAAGACAAAGACGGTAACATTGTAGCCAAAAAGATTGAATGGGGTGATAGCAGTGGTTTAAGCATCAAGAATGACGATCCTGCAGCCGCAGCTTCTTTTTGGGCGAGACAAAAATGTGATACAAAGGCGAAAATGGACCCACTTACTAAAGGCTTTTGGGCCTGTTATGGACCATCACTTTTCAATAAGCAGTTAGGTTTAGCATCAGACGAACCTTGGTAAAAATATATAGAATATGAAACACATTAAAACATTCGAAAACTTCTTAACTGAATCCCTTAACGAAGACTTACCTGATGGAATTATTCGTGTATTTAAGACTAAAGACATGAAAGACTATATAAAAGACGTTCCTGTAGATAACATCAAAGAAAGAGGAAAAGACATAAAAGTGAAGAACTATATTGTTAACACCGTAGTTCTTAAAGATGGCACTAAAGGATGGATATGGTCAGAGAACGAAAATTTTGAAGATTAAAAAATGAAACACTTACAAACATTCGAAAACTTCCTGAATGAAGCTATGAGAGATTCATCGAAGGAATATAATGATATGAGATATGAAATCTGGTATCAAGCCCCTAAGGGTTACTTTGCAAAAGGTATCGGTGAAATGAAAGGTAAAATCGAGACGTCCTATTTTGAAACTTCAGAAGAGGCCGAAGAACATGCAGAAGCTGAAATCGATGGATATTTAGGTGAGTCTTTATCAGAAAAGACCAGTGCCAATGAAGCATATAGCTACACTCTTAAAGGCGGAGCAATACGTGGAAGTGGAGATACTTGGCCTGATATCGAAATAGAAGAAACTTCAGATACTATCACCATTTCTCAGAAGATAGGTTCAAAAACAAATAAAGTGCTTTTTAGCAAAAAACAGTTTAGAGAAATGAAAAACTCTGACATAAACTAAAATAAAAAAATGAAACACATTAAAACATACGAAGCCTTTCTAAATGAGGGTAAAGAACTTGAATTAGGTGTAAAATACGTATACACTAAAACCGATGAAGTGGGCTATATCAGTACTGGTGGCTCAGATAACCCAAAACACTGGGAATTTTTAGTGAGCATTCAAGGTAGAGGTAAAAATAGTGGAAAACTCGGAGTTGAATCATATCCTTATGAAGACGTTAAAAAGTATCTCAAGCCTGCAAAAGATCAAAAGGGCGGAGGATTTGAAGACTACTTAAACAAAGGTGGTCGAGTATGGGATAATGAAAATCAGGAACCAGGTTCTGAAGTAAGCGAAAAGAAGCAGGAACTAGGATTATATGTTATAGGTAGAACATCCCGTGATAACACTAAGATTGGTGAGTGGTTAAAGAACTCTGACTTCCATGCTGAATGGAACGCCAGAGAAGGCTATTGGTTATTTCCAGCTGACGATGAAAGTGAATATGATGAGTTAGAAAGAGAACTTGATATGCAATTTGCTAATCATGGCATTGATGCCCGATTTGAAGGTATTTTCGAGTCATCTGTAAACGAGTCAATGGAAACTATCGTTGATGACCCAACTGCACCTGGTGTATTTGCTCGTATAAAGAAGAATAAGCAAGAGTATCGAGATATAATTAAAAATGAATTGAATAAGAAATTTGATATGGAAGATTCAGGTATGTTATTCCCACATCAGTATAAAGAAGGTGTTGACTATTACACATTTTCAATGGATGATGGTATGGGAGAAACAACTGCTAGAATCATTTTCCCAAATAGCGAAAAGGACAAGGAGAAAGAAAAATTTGCAAAAAAGGTTGCAGACCATATCAGTAAATTCGTAGAGAAAGATTCAAAGATAAAGAAAATTGAAAACGGTCCATCATATACAGGAGATATTGCTAATGCATTTGCCGATCCACAAAACGGTAACTGGACAATAACCTGGAGACCTAAATTCTTTGTAAGAAAGCAAAACTAAAATAACAATTAACAATGACAAAGTTAACACAAGAACAAGCACTAGGTATTGCGAGACACGCTCTTTCAGCTATCGGAGCAATTCTATTATTTAAAGGTAAAGTAGATGTTTCAACCTGGGATATAATCACAGGTAGCTTAATAAGCGTAACTGCCATTATCTGGTCAGTAACTTCTAAAAATAAGTAAAACCTAAAATGGGTAGAGCTAAGAAAGAGACGAAACCTAAAGGAAACAGGGCTAATAAACTTAAGAACATGAAAAGGATTCAGGCTAATGAAGCCATTCTTAAGCAATTAACACAGGAAATGAACAAGCAATAACATGAAATAATGTTTCCATTTCAAGAAGAAAAAGTTGCTGAAAAAACTTTTATCAGAATTTTCCCAGAAGATACCCCTGAGCTGTCACTAAAGTGGCATTGGGATGAGGAAGATAGAATTATAGAGCCAGTTGGACCAACCAACTGGCTTTTTCAGTTTGATAACCAGTTGCCGACAGGGATAAATAACCAGATCTTTATCCCCAAGGGAGTCATCCATAGAATTATTAAAGGAAATGGTGAACTTAAAATAAAGGTTATAAAAATCAACACTGTGTAAATTGAAATTAAAACTAAACCTAATAGCTTTTATGATGGTTGTTTTCTTTGCTCTGAAAACTTCCGTGTTATTAGATATCTTACCCTCTTCCCCGATCACAAGAGGCTCTGAATACATTCTATTTTTATTAACATCTTATTTCCTGTTTTCTTTCATAAATCATTATTTACGTAATGAAAAAGAAAACAGAAAGCTGACTGAAAAGATTATACAAAAGGAAAGAGCATTATCAAATAGAATGGATGCAATCAATCGATCAAGTCCTGTAATTGAATTTGATAAAGACGGGATAATCTGTTTTGCAAATAATTCATTTTTATATGCAATGGGATATAAACTAGAAGAGATTATAGGAAAGCATCATAGTATTTTTGTTTTTGACGATGAAAAAAATTCAAAGAAATATGTAAAGTTCTGGGATAAACTAAGATCAGGTGTTTATTTCAGTGGAGATATTGTTAGAAAGAAAAAGGATGGCAGTGAGATCTATTTAAGTGCTACATACAATCCAATTATAAACGAAAAGGGAGAAACCTATCGAGTATTAAAAATCGCAAGAGATATAACTGAAATTATTGAAAAGTCAAGGGAAATTGAAAAACAAAACACTTATCTCGAGCACGCTGCTAAAATCTTAAGACATGATATGCATAGTGGTATTAACACCTATATCCCAAGGGGTATTAGTTCACTTGAAAGAAGATTAAAGCCAGAGGTCGTTAAAGAACTTAAGCTTGAAGCACCTCTTAAAATGCTTAAAGAGGGTTTAAAGCATACCCAAAAAGTCTACAGAGGGGTATATGAATTTACAAATCTTGTAAAGAAAGACGTTGTCTTAAATAAAGAACTAATGGATCCTAAAAAAGTTCTTAAAGATTATTTAGAATCTACTTCCTATTCCGGTCAAGTAATTATTGAAGATCTTCCTGAAATTGAAATTAATGAATCTCTTTTCTGTACTGCCATTGATAATCTGATCAGAAATGGCCTAAAGTACAATGATAGTGATACTAAATGGGTCAAGCTTTATATGTTAGATGAAAATACTCTGGCTATACAGGACAATGGTAGAGGTTTAAGCCAAGAAGACTTTGACCATCTTTCAAAACCATACACAAGAAAAGAGGGTCAGAAAGAATCTGGCTCTGGTTTAGGTCTAAATATATGTACAGCAATTTTACATGAACATGGTTTCGATATTACATGTAAAAAGGCAGGTAAGTGTGGGACAATAATGATGATAAATATAAAAATAAACTGAAAAAATGATAGAATCTATACTATTGGTAGATGATGAGGATCTATTCCACTTAGTATTTGAAGATGCATGTAGTCTACTCGACATTACGTTATCTTTAAGTGCTGTAAACAGTTCTGATGAAGCAGAAAAGATGTTCAAAAAATGGTTTGAAACTGGTGACACGGATGAAAGACCGAAGTGTGTATTTGTGGACTTAAACATTATAGGTTCTAGTTTTGATGGTATCGAATTGATAAGAAAAATCAATTTTGAATATGGGAATCACGTAGTGATTGGTATAATTTCATCAAGTAACGAGGCAACAGAACAGGCAAAAGCAATTCAGGCAGGTGCCCAGTTTTGGATTGTTAAGTCAGACGACATTGAACCTCGCCTAGAGGATTTTAAAAAGGACTATTTAGAGTACGAAAAAAGAAAAGCTCCCTTTAAAGTCTATAGATAATCTATGGTAAAGATAGACGACACTACTAAAAAAGCACTGATCCAGTTAGCTGAAGACAGAAGCATATTTCTTGAAGGTAATATACTTAAGGTTTTAGACGTTTCTGATGATCCTGATTTTGAACATTATATTAAAAATGCATCAGAAAGGGACAAAGAAATTAGACGTAAACGTTTAGATATTACAAAGCAGATTCAGAATCAGAACAGAGAGTTAATGGAGACTCAAACTGCAAATGATAGTCTGATGCAAGAGATTAAAGATGCCCTTAGCCAGGCTGAAGAGTCTAAGGCACAAATGGAGCAACAGAACAGTGAATTGATAGCATCTAAAGAGGAAAACATTCGAATGAATGAAGAACTTAAAGAGGCCCTAGATGCTGCAGAAGACGCAAAGTTACATGCAGAAACGGATCTGGATCTTTTACAAAAGAAAACACAATTCCAGTTAATTAACCTGATAGTAAAAGTTGCCCTGATAGTTATAGCAGGTGTCGGTATAACAACCACCGCTCTATACCTGGCCGCAATGTTTACGAATAAAGATACTCAGATCATTGGTTCAACCTGGAGTAACATGTTTGGTATATTACTTACAAACGCCTTTAGTATCATTGGTACTATTATGGGTGTAAAATATGCATCAGAAAAATCATCTGAATAATATGAACTTATCAGAACATTTAACACTGAATGAGGTTATTAAATCATCAACTGCCATCAGACTAGGCATCGATAATAAACCAACCGAAGAGCACTTAAATAACTTGAAGCTTTTGGCTGAAAAGGTTTTTGAGCCAATTCGTAATCATTTTGGCAAGCCAATCTATATCTCATCTGGATATAGAAGTGCTGCCTTGAATAATGCAGTGCCTGGTTCATCAGCCACTTCACAACACTGTTCAGGTGAGGCCTTAGATCTAGATCAAGATGACAGAAACACTGGCATTACAAACAAAATGGTATTTGACTATATCAAAAACAATTTAGACTTTGACCAACTTATTTGGGAATATGGCACAGATTCTAATCCTGACTGGGTTCATGTATCTTATGAATCTTCACGTGCTCAAAGAAAACAAATCTTGAGATGTAAAAGAGTTAATGGTAAGCCTAAATATGAACCTTACAGATAACAATAAATAGACTATAACAAATCTATATTATGGGACAAATTAAGAAATTTAACGAATATTTTGAAAGTGGTAAAACCGATCAAAAAGTAGAAGAGGCTAAAAATCAACAAATGATTGACATGACCTATATTATTGGTCTAGATGTAAATGACACAATGAATAATTTATATTCTAAACTTTCTAAGCAATATACAAAGTCATTTAAAGGTAAAAAGGTAGAATTTATCACAACTCAAATGGGTGGAGGCCCAAAGTCACAGGGAAAAGGAATTGTAAAAGAGGTAGTTATTGAAGTAGGGCAATCGTCTTCTTCACGTCAGCCTTACACTATTGAATTTATTACTGAAGACGGCAAATCTTTCTACGACGTAACACACATTGTTGAATTATAATGGACGAGATATTCGACGAATATAATTGGCATCCAGACACGACATTATAAAGGCGAGCATTGCTCGCCTTTTTTCTTATCTACCTTGACCTCTATAGGCTTTAGGTTTACCTTCTTTAGGACCGAACTTTTTTCTAGCTCTTCCTTTTTTCTTGCAGCCAAACGTGATCTTCGCGTTTACGGCTTTACTTGATTTGTCTTTTGCCACTACATGTTATTATTTTTTGCCTTTGTAATCATCCCAGAGATCTTGATCGGCCTTTCTAGCTCCTCCTTCACCCGTGATAAATGAATTTACTCTACCCATAGCCCATGCTGCTTGAGGTGTACCAGGTTTATGACCAGTTCTCCATGCCGCCATGCCACGGTCATGAACCTGTTTTAGTATTTTGTATGGTATGCCAGTCTCATCGGTTTTGTTTTTAAGAGCTGTCTCGATTTTCGAGTCTTCATTAACAACTGATTCGTCTTTTTTGTCACCATACTTTTTCTTGTACGCTTTTGTAGCAGGACTTTCTTTAGTATCTTGTGGTTCACCTTTGGTATCACCACCTTTATAATCTGCCGGCCAATCTTTGTATGCAGAAGGGTCGTCTGAATCTTTTTTAGAGTGCTTGTCAATTTCTTTTTTCATTAACTCACGCTCTTTCTTAGTATCTGCAGTTAAGTATTCACCTTTAACCTTTTTACCCTTAGCCGTTTCTGCCTCTTTACCTTCGCCTTTGTCTTCGGTTTCCTTTTTCTCCCAGGCCATATTTGTATGTTCATATTCATGGCTTTCGTCTTTAGGACCACCATATTCTGGGCTTTTTACTTTCTTACCCTCATCATCTCCAGCTTCTCTGGCGATCATACCCTGTGCAATCAAGCTTGACTTTACGCCGAACGGTATCTCTTTACCCTGTTCATACTCTTTCTTATAATTTAGAAGCGTTTCTCTACTATAGGGAGACTTCTTTTCATTTAGCTTAGCATGTTTTAAGGCTTCAGCATATTGTTCAAGCGTAAGGATTGGCTTCATAGTTTTTATTTAATTCCAAGTTCTTTATGTAGTACTTCCATGAATGGTTCGTAATTATGAGAACCATATTCATCTCTCAGTACCTTGGCTACTGCAGATGCAAAATCGGCATAAGACATCGAGTCATCTATTTTGACCATTGCCTTATTGATTTCAGTAGATAATTTATCTGACTGTGCTGATTCATTTACATTACCGCATTTATGACAGGTAAAAGGATCATCACCAGCATCATCTTTAGCCCATGACCATTTACATTTATCACAAACTATGGTATCACCAACCACACTTTCTTTTTTCAAAGAAGCGTTGTAGTTTTCGGATGTTAGGATATATTTCATTTAGTTAAAAGTGCGTAGTATTCTTTAAAGTGTTTGATTCTATCTTCTAGACCGATAGTACCACCATTCACTCTCTTTGTAACCTGTGTTACAATATCTTCAGAAAAACCTTTATCGCAGATTGACCAAAGACCGTTTTTATTAAAGAAAAATGCAGCAGAAGCCAAAGGATATTTAGTTGCTACCAGGTCTGGATTTTCTACAACGTTTTCTTCAACTGTGGCGTCAAATGATTGATAGTTTGACTTACCTGTCAATTGGATATAACCACGGCCTCTAAATTTCCAGCCATCACCTGATCCTTCGTTTCCGTTACCCATTCTATCAGCATATACTCTGTTAGCAATCTTTTCAGGTCTTTTAGCATATGAAGGGGCTGATGCTTCCGTGAAATACTTACGGAAAACTTTTACAAGACCAGTTTCTGAATAGTTAAGATTTTCACTTACGGCTTTAAAGCCACCTGATTCATGACCACATTGGGCTAAAAAGTGAGCTAATCTTAAGTTAGTTGAAATGTTAAACTTAGCAGCAGTGTCTGGGATTTGAGCTAAAACTGAATCTGGAATATGACCTCTCAGTTTCTCTAATTTAAGTGCACCGGCTTGAAGTGGTGCACTAGATACTGGTGCACTAGTTACTGGTGTACTAGATTCTGTAAACATTTTAGACCATGTTCCATCACCTACTATACCATCTGCTGTTAAACCATTTAAAGTTTGCCAAGCTTTTACTGCTTCGGCTGTTTTAGGACCAAAGCTGCCATCTGCAGTTAGACCTAATTTAGACTGGAGTTTCTTAACTTCTTCTCCTGTTGAACCTATTTTTAATATCATAATAATGAGTTTTAAGTATTTTGGATTATATATTCCCTACTCCGCCCATTTTATGATTTTCTTCCTTATTCTAGGTTTACGACCCTTTTTGATATCACGATTGATTTGGCGCTCTATATGCATTCTGACATTGGCCTTAGCGCCTT